TAAATCACTTATGCTCTTGCATAGGTGATTTATTTTATGTATATTTGCGCCCTGTTAAAGTATATGCTTATGGTAAAGAGATATATAAGAATTGGAATAGTCATTTTGATGAGCTTGCTTGCTGTAAGTACATATACATTGTACAACAGAAATCAAGACCTTAAAGAGGAAATATCAGTATCAATGTCCAATCAAAAGGCATTCATAGCTGAGAACTCCTCCCTAAAAGAAGAGAATAGAGTGTTCAAATTTACTGTAGAGCAACTTAACTACTACAACGACTCTATCTTGCAAAAGATGAATGAGGTCAGAAAGGAATTAAAGATAAAGGATAAGGATTTAAAGCAGATGCAATACCTTTTATCTGAGGCTACAAAGAAAGATACAATAGTATTTAGAGATACTCTGTTCAGAGAACCTACATTAGACATAGATACACTTGTAGGAGATAAGTGGTATCAAATGAAGCTTGGACTTAAATATCCAAGTACAATTACTACAGACCCTAAGTTTGTCAGTGAGAAGTATATAATGGTGGATTATAAGAAAGAGACTATAAATCCCCCAAAGAAATGTTGGTTACTTAGATTATTTCAAAAGAAGCATAAAGTAGTAGAAGTAAATGTTGTGGAGAGGAACCCTTATATTGAGAACAAACAACAAAGATTCATTGAAATTGTAGAATAATTATGATTGACTTAGGAATACTAATCACTGGAGGTATAGGGCTTATTACCACAATAGTCAGTGGCTGGACATCATGGTTCTTTGCAAGAAAGAAGTATGATAGTGAAGTTGATAGTAACCTCATAAATAACATGAAAGAATCACTGGACTTTTATGAGAAGCTCTCTACTGATAATAGAGAGAGATTGGAAGAGGTACTAAAAAGAAATACAGAATTGGAGCAGGAAGTGGAGGAACTTAGGAAACAAATGTTTAACCTTATGAGTTCCATATGTACTGACCTTACCTGCCAACTGAGAAAGAGAGACTTAAATCTTTTTAATGAGCATGGAATTAGTAGTGGACAGAAAATGGAAGAAGCAGAGCTACACCATAAGTAATCTTACTATTGATGGGAAGTGGTTCTGCAATGTGCTTGAAGATGCTGATAGAGGACTTGACAGTTCTATGAGCATAGCTAAGATTAGGGAGCTGAAGAAGCCCTCAATTACAGCTATACCAAGAGGTACTTATGAGATTACATTGGATGTAATTTCTCCTAAGTACTACACTAATAGTTTCTACAAGCAAGTATGTAATGGTAAAGTGCCAAGACTACTTAATGTAAAGGGATTTGAAGGCATACTTATTCATGCTGGTAATACTGACAAAGACTCAGCAGGATGCCTATTAGTAGGTGTCAATAAAGTTAAGGGTCAAGTAATAAACAGCAGAGAAACCTTCAAAGAGTTATACAAACTCCTTAAAGACAAGCATGATAAAGGTGAAAAAATAACCATTAAAATCTTATAACTATGGCAAAGAAATGTGGTTGTAAAGGAAAAGGTAAGAAAGGTAAATAATTAAAAGTGTAAAATTATGGCAAGAGGGAAGAGAAGACCAAAGCCAATGTCACCAAAGGCTGGTATCAAGAGAACAAGGTATGGCTGTGGAGGAAAACTTAAATAAGAGTATGTACAAGTTACTTATACTAATGCTTAAATACATACCTATGTTAATATCATTAGTATATGTACTAAACACAGCTTTATCCTACCTTTATATAGACATTCCTGTATTGAGCAATCTGGCAGGAATGTCTATATTGCCTTGGATATTTATGTATTTATCTGCAACAGTATTTAGGTTTTGTTTATATCACAAGATGTTCTTACATTATATCTTGGTAACTGATATAATAAACATAATTGATTACTATGTAGGTATCCCAATTGAGGACTTAGAGCTGTTGATGATTCATGGAACTATAACAGGATTATTCCTGTTTGTAATATTGTATTTATATGTTAAAAGTCATAAGAAGCCTACTATTAAAGATAGTAGATGATATTGATGCAGGTAATTCAAATATATCTGAGGGAGAAGCCCTTTAAATAGTAGATAGTTTGAAGAGGTTTACTGACAAGGAGAAAAGATTAAGCAAGTATGCAGCTTGTGAATATTTGAATGTCAGTAGAGCAACTCTTGATAACTACGTCAGAGAAGGAAAATTACCAAGAGGTAAGCATGAGATAGGCTTCAAAGAATTAAGTTGGTCTAAGAAAGAGTTAGATGAGTTTGTCAAGAAGTGTAGAAATAGCAATCTCTTGCACAGCAAGAAGCACTCTCTTGCTTAGTAATATGCCTATTGAGAACTTATAATATAATACTTAGGAGGAGAAAATATGATAACTCAAAAGAAGATGATAATACCTATATTTGATTATAAACTAACTGTAGTCATATTTGACAAGTGGGATGAGTTAGGAAGATTCTTGCCCAAAGAAGAAATGGAGCAGGAAGGCAAAGCTATAACCATAAATCAATATGGAGCATCTCTTGTGGCTATCAATTCTAAGATGGGAAGTAGCATTATCCATGAAGCTGAGTACATAAAGAACTCTATATGGAGATATATAGGCTATACTCCTCAAGAAGATAATGATGAGGTAGATGCTTACCTTATAACCTACATATATGACAAGATAACAAGTGTATTCTACAAGCATGATAGAGCAGCCAGATAAGGCTGCTTTTTTTTTTATTCTTTTTAGCAACATATTACTAAGTTAAAGCCCTGTATATCAATATGATATATTGGGCTTTAGCATTGATAGGTATTCTGAGAAATATTACTTACCTTTGCACCTGTAAGCTTACAAAAGAGAGATAAAACAATAACTAATTTCAAAAATTGCTACTATGGAAATAATTGAGAAGCAAGTAGAAAAGGTAAAGGAAGTTCCTACTGATGGCTACTATGGTTATGGTAGAAGAGATGTCAATGGCAAGGCTAATGCAGGTCTTACTCTTGGTATCATAGGTACTGCACTTGGTGCTTGGGCATTATTTGGTAATAGAAGAAGTAGTGGTCTATTTGGTCTTGCTGGTTCAGGTATGGGTGGCTCAAACATTAATATCAATGGTCTTGAGACTGGTCTTGGAACAGCTAATGGCGTAACTTCTCCTTCTGCTTTCCAAGCATGGGAAAAGAGCTGTGAGGATACCCTTGCTCTGCAAAAGGGTCTTTATGACTGGGCACTTGTTCAGCAATCACAAAGATTTGCTGATAGACAGACATTGAATAGTGAACTATTTAATGTATGGAAGGGAGTTGAATCTGCTATTGTATTCTGGTTTAAGGATGCAGATTGCAAAGCTGAAAACAAGGTAGTAGAATATCTTGGAGAATACTAATAAGATAAGGGTAAGAGGTAATCTTACCCTTTCTTTTTGCCTATATTGCAAGTATTTTACTTATACAAGTAAAAGCAATTTATTTACCATGTTGTAGATATGCAAAACTTTGCTTACCTTTGCACTGTTTTAAGAACAAAAAGGTAGAAGAGTATGGAAGAAGAACTTAGCTTAGATAACATCTTAGGAGCAGAGGAGATTGAGAATCTGTTTGTAGAAGATGATGAGACACAGGGTACCCCACCTGTAAATGAGGAACCTCCCAAGAAAGAGGAGGAGCCAAGTAAGGATAAAGAAGAAACTACTGAGGTTGTTGATGTAGATAACTTGTTTACTGATACACCAGAGAGCGTAGGTAGTGGAAAAGAAAATACAGAGGAAAAGGAAGATACCACTCCTAAAGGGGATGGCACTTCTCCCAAAAACTTCTACTCTTCCATTGCCAAAGCCTTGAAAGAGGAAGGTATCTTCCCAGACCTTGATGATGAGGGCTTATCTAAGGTTAAAGACCCTGAAGACTTTAGAGATTTGATTGACCAACAGATAAAGGCAGGTCTTGATGAAAGACAGAAAAGAATTGATGAAGCCTTGAATGCTGGAGTTGAACCTACAGAGATTAAAAAGTATGAGAATACTATAAACTTCCTTGATTCTATTAAGGAGGAGAATATCTCTGATGAAGGTGATAAGGGAGAGAAACTTAGAAAAGACCTAATTTACCAAGACTTTATCAATAGAGGTTATAGTAAGGAAAGAGCTACAAGAGAAGTACAGAAGTCTTTCAATGCTGGTACTGATATTGATGATGCAAAAGAGGCTTTGAAAAGTAATATTGACTTCTTCAGAGATAAGTATGATGAGCTTGTTAATGATGCTAAGTCAGAAGCAGAAGAGGAAGAGAAAGAAAGAAAGGAACAGGCTGAAAAACTTAAATCCTCAATTCTTGATGACAAGGATGTATTTGGGGATTTATCAGTGGATAAATCTACAAGACAGAAGATTTATGATAATATAGCTAAGCCTGTGTATAAAGACCCAGAGACAGGAGAGTACTTTACTGCTATCCAAAAGTATGAGATGGAGAACAGGACAGACTTCCTAAAGAACATTGGGTTACTTTTCACACTAACTGATGGCTTTAAGAACCTTGATGGTTTGGTGAAAGGTAAAGTAAAGAAAGAAGTAAAGAAAGGTCTTAGAGAGCTGGAACATACTCTCAACAACACAGTAAGAACCTCAGATGGTAATCTAAAGTTTGTGAGTGGAGTTGATGAGGACCCTGAATCTTTCATAGGAAGAGGGTGGAATCTTGATGTCTAAGCCTATAGTATAGAGTAAAATAACTGATAAATTTAAGTAAAAATGGCTGGAAAATTAGGTAAGTTTCAAATGGTAGGCTTCCAACACTGGAAGGGTCTTACTAAGGAAAACCACCTTGGTTCTATCTTTCAGTTAGCTCCACAGAAGGCTACAAACCTAATGGTGCAACTGTTGGCTTATTACAGAGGAAAGACACTTGACACATTCCTAAATCAATTCCCAACAAGAGAGTTTGAGGATGATAGTGAGTACTACTGGGATGTTATTGGTTCTTCAAGGAGAAACATTCCTCTTGTAGAGGCAAGAGGTGAAAATGGTACTGTTGTTACAAATGCCAGTGGTATGGTTGGAGTAGGCACTGCTCCTTTCTATTTAGTATTCCCTGAAGATTGGTTTGCTGATGGTGAGTACATTGTAGGTAATCTGAATGAAATCTATCAGTTCAGAATACTTGGAGACCCAAGAATGGAGGGTACTAATGCAGTGTATAAGGTAGAGCTTGCTGGTGGTAATACAGCAGGTGTTCCTGCTGAAAGATTGCTTGCAGGTGAGAGATTCTCAGTTGAGGCTGCATTTGTTGAGAAGGAACTTTCAAGAAAGGTTGGTGATGTAAGATTTACAAGCCCTGTTTCTATGAGAAATGAGTGGTCTGTAGTAAGAATCCAACACAAGGTTCCAGGCTCTATGTTGAATAAGAAGCTGGCTGTAGGTATTCCTATTGTTAAGGAAACTGAAGGTAGATATACTAAGTCAGTTGCTACAATGTGGATGCACAATGTAGATTGGGAAGTAGAACAGCAATTCTCTGAGTACAAGAACAATGCACTTGCATTTGGTAGAAGCAACAGAAATGCCAGTGGTGAGTACATGAACTTTGGTAAGTCTGGTAATGTTATTAAGACAGGTGCTGGTCTGTTTGAGCAGATGGAAGTTGCTAATACTATGTATTACAACACATTCAGCTTGAAGCTTCTTGAAGATGCTCTATATGAGCTTTCTGCTTCTAAGTTGGACTTTGGAGACAGATACTTCTTGATTAAGACTGGTGAAAGAGGTGCTATCCAATTCCATAAGGAAGTACTAAAGACAGTATCAGGTTGGACACAGTTTGTTCTTGACAACAGCTCTATTGGTGTTATTCAAAAGACTCAATCTAAGTTGCACCAAAACTCATTGAGTGCTGGTTTCCAATTTGTTGAGTACAAGGCTCCTAATGGTGTTAGGGTTAAGATTGATGTAGACCCATTCTATGATGACCCAGTAAGAAATAAGATACTCCATCCAAATGGAGGTGTTGCATTCTCTTACAGATATGATATTATGTACATTGGCACAATGGACCAACCTAATATCTTTAAGTGTAAGATTAAGAGTGACAATGAGTATAGAGGTTATCAATGGGGTCTAAGAAACCCATTCACAGGTCAAAAGGGTAATCCTTATATGTCATTTGATGAGGATTCTGCTGTAATTCACAGAATGGCTACTCTTGGTATCTGTGTTCTTGACCCAACAAGAACTATGTCACTAATCCCTGCAATTCTACAGGGCTAATGATAAAAGGGGAGTAGGACAAGCTCCTACTCCCTTATTTTATTTCAATAAGTTAAGGAGAAGATATGGCAGAAAAGAAAATGGAAGAGAAGGTGGACTATACTGTACCTGACTTTGATATAGACAATACAGAAACTCCACTACAGGAAGTACCAAAAGAGGAGGCTATTGTAAAAAGCCCTAAGAAGACACAAAAGAAAGTAGAGGTATCTGAAGATGCCTTAGTTAGTTGTCTAAGAAATGAGAGAATTATTGTAAGGCATGTGCCTAAGCTGACAGGTATGTGGGGTAATAACCCCAAGCATGTATTGTCAGGAGGTATGGCAGAAGGTGCAGTTAGAACATTTGTAGTACCAAGATTATCTTCAGGTATGTTTGTTAATGTCCTTACAGACAAGGAAAAGGCATTTCTTGAGGAAATAATGGGTCTTGAATATAATGCACTAAGTATCTATAAGAAGGTAGATAATTTCTGGGATGATTCCAATGAGAATGGTATCAATAAGGTAAGATTGACAAAGCAGGATAACTACTTCAATCTATCTGACCCAGAGGATTATATCAGATATAAGATACTATTAGCTAACAAGGATTATATTGCTCCTTCACTGCAAGTATTGCAAGATACTCCTAAGGCTACTTATCAGTTTGTTATCATTTCTGAGGGTGAAGAGACTAAGGTTGCTAAGAATAACATGAGTGCTACAATGATGTGCTATAAGGAGTTTGGTAAGATTGAGGATGATATTGATACATTAAGAGTTATTGTTGAGACTATTGATGGTAGACCTACATCACAGACTGCCAAACTTGAGTTCTTGCAGACTAAGGTTAATAGCTTAATACAGGCTGATAGCAAGATATTCTTGAAGGTTATTACTGACCCAATGCTTTCTACAAAGGTTCTTATTAAGAGAGCTATAGAAGCAGGTCTGATTTCTAACAGGGGTAATTACTTATACTTGAGAAAGGATAATACTCCACTTTGTGAGGCTAATGAGGAGCCTACATTGAATGTAGCAGCTAAATACTTAAACTCTCCTAAGCATCAAGAAGTTAAGTTTGCTTTGGAAGCTAAGCTGAAGTAGAAAAAAAAAAAGAGTATGACAACACAGGAATTTTCTAATGAATTTGATGTTCTGTATAACAATATAATGAGCAATCAGGCTCCAGGTCTTGATGAGTATGAGAAGTCTGTCTTTTTAACTAAGGCTCAGTTGGAGATATTGAAGAATTACTTCAACCCCAAAGGCAATAAGTATGGACAGGGATTTGATGAGAATGCTAAGAGACAGATAGACTTCTCTACTCTCATAACTGTTGCTAAGCCATTACAATATACTCCTGATGGGAGCTATGTTAAGTTTGATGATAGAAGCCAACTCTACAAGATGCCACAGGACATTCTACTTATGTTGAATGAAACAGGTATCAATACTGTAGATGGAGTTAAGAGATTGATTAGTATAATTCCTATGAATTATGAAGAGTATGCAAGACTTATGTCTAAGCCTTGGAAGCAGCCCCTAAAGAATCAAGGTTGGAGACTATTCCAATCTACTGGTGGGGTTGATTTTATCTCTGAGGTGGTTATTAAATATAATAGTTCTTTGACTGATTACAAGATTAGATATGTAAAAAGACCAAAGCCTATTATACTTGCAAATCTGGCTGATGAATATTCTAATGTATCCATTGAAGGAATAAATACAATCACAGAATGTGAACTGGACCCTATTCTTCATCCAGAGATTCTTCAAAGAGCAGTAGAACTTGCAAAGTCTGCTTATACAGGAGACTTGAAGAGTAGTGTAGAACTTGGTCAAAGAAGTGAATAATGACAACTGAAGAATTTTCTAATGAGTTTGACACCTTACTGAATAGCTATTCTACCATAGAGGCATTTGGAAAGACACCAAGCACTGTTGAACTTGATGAATATGAGAAATCTGTATTTCTCACTAATGCTCAAGAAGAGATAGTGATAGGCATGTATAATGGTAAGAATCCATTTGGAGACTCATTTGAGAGGACTGAGGAAATCAGAAGATACTTGAGTGACCTAATAAAGACTTACACAACTACTGATAAGAAAGTAGGATATACAGGACTGTCCAAATCCTCTGTATTCTTTGAATTACCTGATGACTTGTGGTTCATAACTTATGAATCAGTTAATTTGAAGGATGATGGATTAGGATGTATGAGTGGTGAAGACATCTCTGTAATACCAATCACTCAAGATGAGTACCATAAGATAAGGAAAAACCCTTTTAGAGGTACTAATGAGAGAAGAGCTTTAAGGCTTGATTTGAGTGGTAAGGTAGTGGAGATAGTATCAAAGTATAATGTGGAGAGTTATCTTGTTAGATACCTTTCAAGACCTGCTCCCATTATATTAACTGATTTGACAGATAACCTGTCAATCAATGGCATAAGTGTAAAAACAGAATGTGAATTGAACCCTGTAATACATAGAGCTATACTTGAGAGAGCAGTGAAACTTGCCATCATAAGTAGGGTTCCAAATACAGGAAAAGAATAAAACTATTGTATAATTTAATATTAAATTAAAATGGCAACATTTAGTACAAATCAAGTAAGACAGCTTTATGTGGCAAAGGCACTGAATACTTCTAATGCACTTGCATTAGATGCTGCTGGCTCTATTGCAGTAAAGAATGATACTGCAAAGAATCACCTGTATTTTGGATACAAGGGTGCTGACAACTTGATGAGAAGTGACCTAATTGACATCAAGAATATCCTTTATGCTAAGGCTACTGATGCTGATGATATGGCACATAAGTTGAAGGCAGTTACAGTAACTCTTGATAGTGAGGTAAATGCAGGTAATCCTGTAGCTGGACAGGATTATATCCTAAGAATTGTATTTAAGCAGTATGTAGGTATGTCTGATGAGGACCAGTACTTCAAGTATGGTATGGTACATGCTTATGCAGGTATGACAGCTTCAGACTTCTATAAGAAGTTGGCTCTATCACTGGCTAAGAACTTTAGTAGAGAGATAGTTCCCCTTGTTAAGTTTGTCTTGACAAATTCTAAGAATGAGGCAGTTCCTGTAGATGCTACTACAAAGGAAAGTTCTCTAACTGAGACTTATAAAGCTCTTGTTATTGATGAGGTTGAACAGCCTTGGAGACTTGGTATCATGGAGCAAACTCCTGTATATTTTGAAGTACAGCCTGTTCCAGTTACTGTAGATGGTGATGAGAGAATTTGGGGCAAGGTAAAAGATACTGAGCCTGCTGGTATCATTGCTAATGGCAAGAAGATTGCAGACCTTGAGTACTTCTGCATGGGTGAGAGAGGTGATATTTATAGAGGAGTTGGATTCCCTAACAATATTCCTACTACTTATCTTGTAGACCCAACTGTTAAGTATAATGTGATTGACATCCACTATGCTTATGTAGGTAGCAATGAGAGTGTACAAAAGTCTGAAAAGACAATCACTCTTGTAGTACCAAAGGTAGGAGCAACTAACTCAGTAAGTAATAAGCTGGCTAATGACATCATAACAGCTATTAATTCTGCAACAGGTCTAACTATAGCTGCTCTTGATATTTCTGCAAACTAAACAAGATTTATAAGGGAGGCTATTAAGTCTCCCTTTCTTTTTATATAAACATTTGATTATGGTACAATTTAATGAGTTAAGAATAACCCCTGATGGGCAGAAGCTGATTATAGATGTATCTGTCAAGGACTTAGAGTATTATACAAATGTATATCTTGATACTGTACAGATAGATACTCAAGATACCTTTGTTGATTCTGGTCCAAGTAGTAAAGTTGTATATACAGAAGTTATAGAAGGAAATACTAAGTCAGTCAGATTAGAACTGGGAACAGGAGACCTATTACCAGCTCTTAATGACAATCTTTTCTTTGTGTATATTAGGACTAAGGGCACTCCTGCTGCAAATACTCCTTGTGGAATGGATAACATTACTACATTAGGAGTTGTATCTAACCTTTATCCTCTGTACCAACATGCCTTTAGTTACATCAAAGAATTGGGAGATACTTGCTCTATTCCTAAGAATTTCATTAACTACATACTTCAATACAAGGCATTTGAACTTGCTATAAAGACAGGTCATTATACTGAGGCTATAAAGTATTGGAAGAGATTCTTTATGGGAATAAAGGATTCAGTGATAACTTCTAATTGTGGATGCTATGGACAAGGTACTTAATGAATCACTTACAAGATATTTTAATGTCCTATCAAAGTTAGGATATATGAGTTATTCAGAAGTAGATAAGTTATTAGTGCTGATATTCATGTATGATTTACTTGAGAGTGATTGTAAGTCCTTTATAACAGAAGAAGAGTATAGAATCATAGACAATGCCCTATATTGCCTGTATGGTTCTACCTGTTTAATACCTTATCCAGAGTATATAGCAAGTACTTCAATCTCTTGTACAGGCAAGTCAGTATAATTATTACATTAATACTTCTGACATAAAAATAGTAAAGTCCTTGCAGATATAAGAAATTATGCTTATATTTGCAGGGATTTTTAGTTATAGCTAATAAATAAAATTATGAGTACATATAAAGAATTAACCTACATGGTACTTGATGAGTTGAAACTGTACTCAGATGATGCCTTGTACACAGAGGAGCATGTAATGTTTCTACTTGGTAAGTATAGGACATTTCTATTGAAACAGAGATACTCAGATGTAAAGAAGCAGATACCTGAGAGCAACTATCAGACTATATGCTTGGATTTAATTGAGGTACCTGCTATATCAGGTGAGCCTTGTGAAGGTGGTTCTTATCTAAGAAGCAAGGAAAAGATTCCTTTCCTAATGAAGATAGGCAATCCTATGGTGTATCCAGTTGATTACTATCAAGGAGAGATTACCTATGTAAGCAGGGAAAGGATGAGACATGTGGGATATAACAAGTATCTGAAAAATATCATTTATGTTTCCATTGGTCCAGATAATTACCTGTATTTTAAGTCTTTCAATCCGCAGTACTTGTATCTTGAAAAAGCAAGAATGACAGGTATATTTGAAGACCCACAGGCTGCATCAGAGTTGCAATGTCCTGATGAGAGTGGTGATACAGTATGTGATGTATTAGATAAGACTTTCCCTATTGAGGATTCACTTGTACCACAGCTTGTACAATTAGTCGTACAAGAACTCTATAATCATTCAAGAAGTGAGGAGGATGATGAGAATAATGCAAAAGATGATTTAAGTAATGAGAAGAAATAAAACATTTTATGTCTATTTACATAAATCTCCCTCTGGCAAATATTATGTAGGGATAACTTCCAAGCATAGAGTTCAAGATAGATGGGATAATGGTAATGGATATAAAAGTTGTCCTGCATTTTATAATGCAATAATAAAATATGGTTGGGACAATATAGAACATTATATTGTAGTTTCAGGATTACCCGAAGATATGGCTAAGAAGTTAGAAATTCATTTAATCTCCTTCTTCAAAGCTTGTAATAGAAGCTATAATATTACTGATGGAGGGGATGGTCATTTAGGGTATATTCCATCTAAGGAGACAAGAAGGAAATTAGGGGATAGCAAAAGAGGGAAGCCTATAAGTGAGGAGCAGAAGTTGAAAATATCAAAAGCACTCAAAGGCAGAAAAGCACATCCTAATACTATTAAAGCTATTATCAGAACTCATACTGGGAAGATTGTCTCAGAAGAGACAAGGCAGAAACTAAGGAAATGTAATTTAGGTAAACACCTTACAAAAGAGACTAAAGAAAAATTATCCAATATAGCTTCTAAACCAGTTCTCCAATACGATTTACATAACAACTTTATTAAAGAGTGGAAATCTGCCTCAGCAGCCTCTAGAGCTTTAGGTAAAAGACCAAGTAGTATAATTCATTGTTGTAATCACAGAACTAATTATAATACTGCTTATGGATATAAATGGAAGTGGAAATATGACTTATGAAGAATTTAAGTCCGAGGTTCAGCATCTGAATAGTCCAAGAAAACACAAAGTTACTAACTCAATTGGGGTTTACTCAGCCTATAAGTGGATAAGAAAGAATAGTTGGCTTAATATAGGAAGATGTCTTACAGAACATGAGTTCTATAGCATTATAAGGAAAGTCAATGATTACTTAGCTGATAGTTTCCTTCATGGTAATGATATTAAGTTACCACATAGAATGGGTAGAATAGAGCTAAGGAAATATGATGTGAGAGTTAGTCTTGATGGAGAAAAAGTCAAGACTAATCTACCTATAGACTGGGATAAAACTCTTAAACTATGGTATGAAGATGAGGAAGCCTATAAGGAAAAAACACTGGTTAAAGTGGAGGAAAAAGAAATCTTTAAGGTCTACTATAATAAGCAGTTAGCAGACTACAATAATCAGGTCTTTTATGAATTTAATGTCAATAGAGAACTGAAAAAGAGATTAAAACAAAGAATAAAAGAAGGAAAATTAGATGCTTTCAAGATATGAACTGGAGTGATTTGTCAATGAAAGATAGAGCTTCTTATATTAAATTGGCGGTTGAAAATGGTATCTATAATCTTAGTAGTATAAGAACTATATATAATTCCTTTGCAGAGGGAGGTCCTATTAAGGCAATTAGAGCTACTCCTACTTTGAAAAAGAAAAGCTGGGAAACTGATGAAGAGTATAAAGAGAGAATAAGTAGTTATAGTAAGGTAGACACTGCTGCCATTATAGCAGAGAATCAAAGAATAATAGAAGAAAACAAAAGAAACAGGCAACAATATTTGCAAACTGAAGAGGGTAAAAGAAGACAAGCTCAAATACAGGAAGAAGATACAAAGCTATTTAATAATATCAAGGTACCTATACAGAACACCTCCTCCTTAAATAGGAGTGCCAATATGATACAGGATTCTCTCCAATCTGAAGTTGATAAAGCAAAGTCTTTAAACAATGAGATTGAGGAGGGTGCAAAATTGCAGCAACAAGAAAGGCTTGACAAATTAAATGATTATAAGAAAGGTATTGAGGCTACAACAACTGCTTTAGAATTAGGACTATCAGGAGCTTCATTATTAGGAGCTTATAGTAATTATAGGAATTGGGCAAATTCAGCAAATGTTGCTAAAAAGACTTTGGCTAATCTATTACAGAAAGCACAATTACCTATGCAAGTAGGAGGTACTATGATTGATGCTTATCAGACATTTGATGCTATACAGAGTGGAGAACCTTTTGAGACTTATTACAATGCTGCAAGTATGGGCTTGGGGACTGCTGGTAGCATAGGAGCATCTGATGTATTCTTAAATAGCAGATTCCATAATCCAAAAGTAGACAGGGTTTTAGATGTATTGGGAGTTCTTCAGAATACAGGAGACTTTATTAAATTTGGATATGATACTTTAACAGAAAATAAATAATGGTAAAAGAATATAACTACATAAATATAAGAGAAGCTCTGAGTAGGGTATTAAAACATCCTCTTCTTCAAGATGTAACTCTTGAGCAAGCTGTACAATATACCATTGACTTTATTGGTATATTTGGTATGCCTAAGTTATATCAAGATAAGGAGGAAGTACTTCATATAGAGGACTTTAGAGCTAAATTGCCATGTGACCTAATATCTATCAATCAGATTAAGGAGTGTAAGACTGGTGTATGCCTTAGAAGTATGACTGATAATTTCATGCCAAGAGAGCACTATGACAGAAGTGCTGGTTACAAGATACCACAAGAATTGTCCTTCAAAACACAAGGACAAGTACTATATGTATCCTTTAAGACAGGAGATGTATCAGTGTCCTATAAGGCAATACCCGTAGATAAGGATGGATTTCCACTACTTATTGATAATCCTGTATTCCTGAAAGCACTTGAGGCATATGTAAAGAGAGAGGCATTTACCATTCTGTTTGATATGGGTAAGATTGCACCTGCTGTACTACAGAATACTCAGCAACAATATGCTTGGCTGGCTGGTCAATTGCAGAGTGAATTTACCATCCCATCACAATCTGAGATGGAAAGTATATCAAGAATGTGGAACACACTTATACAAAGGACAAGTGAGTTTAATAATGGATTCTCATCTCTTGGTAATAAGGAATACATTAAACTACAATAACTATGCAGAAGATAATACAATTCAAAACAAAAGGAATGCAGAGGGACTTATCAGCTTCTGCATTTAACCCTGAATATTCTTATGAAAATAAGAATGTTAGGGTGATGCCAACTGATGAGAGTACTCTGCTTAGTTTGATAAATGAGAGAGGCAATAAGAAATCAAATATAGCAGATGTGGGGGACCACATTAAAGGTATTCCTATTGGGCAAGCTTTGGTTAATAATGAGCTTATTATCTTTGCTGCTGGAGATGATGATTACAGATTAGCAGATATAACTCCTAATATATTTGAGGCACCTGACATATTCCCTTGTGATGTTCTCATTACTAACCTTACTGCTGGGGAAGATACTGCAAATGATATTACTCCTGACCTAAGTTCTATTGGAGATATTACCCTTGTAGATTGTCCATATAAATTGAATATAGATGTAGATTCTATGTTGGATGATAGAATCTATAAGTTGTGGTTCAATAATGGTGTATTAACTGGAAAGAGATTATTTAGAGGAGATTTAGGATTCAATTATAAACACCCTATAGAAACTATTTCATTCTATGAAAATGCTGATATAAGAAAAGTATATTGGACTGATGGTCTAAATCAGCCAAGAGTGATTAACATAGCTGCTGCATCTGATATAGTAAGCAAATGGAATACTGATTCATTCAACTTTGTGAGGACACTTAGTCTGAATGAGGAAATCACTATTGAAAGGAATATTGTAGCTAATGGTAGTTTTGCTCCTGGAGTCATACAGTATGCCTTTACCTACTTTAACAAGTATGGTCAGGAGAGTAATATCTTCTATACTTCTCCACTTTATTACATATCATACAATAATAGAGGTGCAAGTCCTGAGGATAAGGTAAGCAATAGCTTTAATATAGAAGTTGTTAATGTTGATAGAAGATTTGATTATATTAGAATCTACTCAATACATAGAACAAGCATAAATGCCACTCCAGATGTTAGGAGAGTTGTAGACTTAGCCCCTCCTACTGGGCTTGTTAATTACTCCATAAAGAAGTATGAGGTGAACTTGCCTGCAAACAGAATGACAATGTTTGTTAGAGATGGCATGAAGGCAGACAAGACTGTAGACCAATATACTCCAACATATCAAAGTTCAAATTACAAGACTTGGAATTTTGACACAAATGTGTATTTTGGTGTAAATTTCGGAGGAGCAGGAGACCATCTCACTTGGGGAGCAGGAGACCATGTTGTCATTACCATTAACAATGGCAATAGGGCTTCAATAGAACTCACCAGTGGTAACAATATGAATGGCAATTTGAGCATATCTAAAGTTACTTATACTGACAATGGTTCATCAGGAGATTCAGTAGACCCCACTGAATTATTATATATTGGAGGTGAGGAAGTAGTATTTGGTACAATGGCTCAGAAAGATAATACTTTGTTCCTTGGAGATATTGAAACAAAGAGAAAAACTCTTGACTCCACTATTAGAAGCTACTTCAAAGGTAAGAGCATCACCTTCTCTACATATAATAAGAGCATAAGTTCCCCAGAGCCTAAAGGATATTATCCTTATAGTAATCAGCTTAAAATGAACTCTTATCAGTTCAAAACATTCAAGTATCTTGAATATTATAGGTTTGGTATTCAAGCACAGCACTATACAGGTAAATGGTCTGAGCCTATATGGATTAATGATGTTAGAAATACTGTACACATAGATACCACTTTCTATAGTTCTAATAACATTGGTCTGCCTGTAGCAGAGTTCACATTGAATGATAGTACTATTATTAATAGACTCCTTGAGAATGGGTATGTTAGGATAAGACCTGTTGTAGTATATCCTACTATTAATGATAGAGAAGCTATATGTCAGGGCATCTTATGTCCTACTGTGTATAATATATCTGATAGATTTGGTAATTCACCATTTGCACAGTCATCTTGGTTTACAAGACCTAATGCACCATTTGATGAATATAAAGCCTTCCATTATAATCAAAATAATGAAGGTACTTGGGGTGGAGACTGGGTAGGATTAGGACAATTCTTAGGAAATCCATCTGCATATTCAAGGGCAGGTATTATGTCCAATAATAGGACTATAGTTACTTCAGAAGAGAAACAATACAATATTGATATAGTTAATAAAGGAGCTTGGGCTGAGTTTAGACATAATAGACCTATCCCAGGCAATAGTAATAGAAATGCAGAAATTCAATGTATTTGGAATCCTCCTTCTGGTCCCTATGTTGATGATACTGCAACTGATTCAGATGTTGCAAGTTGGGTATCTAACAATGCAGAGAATTACTACATTGACCAATCAATACTTACTTTCCACTCTCCTGACATAGAGTTTGATAATGAAGTAAGAAGTATTGATACATCAGGATTGAAGTTAAGGATAGTAGGCATGGTTCCTCTAACTGCATTTGCCTCAGATATTGATATTCAGACTTCCACTCCTGTTAATAACTTCTATGATAGTTCAGAGTTGCCTGCTGGATTCTACAAGGAACCTATTGGTGCAGAAAATGATTTTAGTTATGATGGGCTTGGAGTACATCTTGGTGATTCTCATTTTGGATGGAGAGGGTTAATCTCTGGTGCCTTTTGGTTTGATGAATTAACTGCTTATAAGAAAGATACTGGTAATACCAAGCATCTTACCACAGGATTTGTTGTATATCCTTGGCATAGGAATGGTTCACTGAATAACACCAAGTATGCTACTGATGGCTATAGGTCTGCTATGCTTGACAAGAAGAAAATGTCTAATATGAGGTATTCATATAAGTCAGTCTACTTGGATTCAGGTAATATATGGAATGCTTATGCAAGTGGTAGTAGCACAAGAACTGGTATATCAGGAGTTGCAGTATTTGACTCTAATGAGGTATCACTTGTTAGATTACCTGCACAAGAGAACTCAGGTCTTACAGATATTAACTACTATGGCAATGTAGATAAGCTTCTTACTATCTCAAGAATTGGTGATAAAAAGGATGGCTATCCTATTATGACTACTGGAGTTCAAAGTGCAGAGACTAATGCACATACCCTGTTTAGTAGTGGTTATACGCAGATAGATAGTAGATTTACTGACCAAATTACAGGTACTGACCCTGTTAGGATTAAGTATAAATCTACTCCTCATGCTGTATTAGCCTTGAACTATACTACATCAGGTGCTCAAAGAATATTACCTAATATTAAGGATGGTGACCATGATGATATTTGGTTTGTAAATGCACAGAACTCAGGTGCTCCAAGTGGTCAGCACATGTATTGGGATAAGTCAGGAAGTGCCAAGAGTGTATCACAAGACACTATTATTGCTGGTGCCCCAAGAGGTCCTATATTTGGTGTATCAAGTATTCAGCATGGATGGCTATGGTTAGGAGAATTGTATAATGACAATGTACAGAACAGGTTTGGTGGTCAGACAGAAGAAGCCTTTGAGAATAATACATGGCTACCTTGTGGAGACCCAATTTCTCTTGTAGATACTAATAATGGAGTCAAGAGTAGTATTACTATCAGGTGGGAAGAAGGTGATACCTATTTCCAAAGATATGACCATATCAAGACTTATCCTTTTACTCTTGAAGACCAGAATGCAGTAACTGATATTGTATCATTCATGTGTGAAACAAGAGTAAACATTGATGGTAGATATGACAGGAACAGAGGTCAAACAAGTAACTTCTCAATTACTCCTGAGAACTTTAACTTGATGAATGATGTATATTCTCAGCCTAATAACTTCTTCAACTATAGGACAATTAATCCAAACAAATTGAACTTGGATAACTTCCATAATTCAATCACTTGGACTAAAACTAAGACTGCTGGAGAGTTGGTAGATACTTGGACTAACATTACTCTTGCTTCTACCCTTGACCTTGATGGTGACAAGGGTACTGTAAGGGCATTGAGAAGGTTCAATAACAATATATTTGCCTTCCAAGATAGAGGTATTAGCCAAATCCTGTATAATGAGAATATGCAGATTTCTTCTACTGATGGGGTTCCTATTGAAATTGCAAACAGTGGAAAGGTTAATGGTAAGAGATATATCTCTGATAGAATAGGATGTACTAACAAATGGTCTATGTGTGAAACATCTAATGGTATTTACTTTATAGATGACATCACAAAAGGTATATTCTTATTCAATAGTCAATTGGATAATCTATCTGATAGATTAGGTTTCCACTCTTGGATTAACAGAGCTTCTGATAGTATAGATATATGGAACCCAGTAGACTTTGATGGATTTGTTACCTACTATGACAAGGTTAATGGTGATGTATTCTTCATTAGTAAAGATGAGTGTTTAGCATTCTCTGAGCCATTAGGTCAGTTCAGCTCATTCTATAGTTATGAGAAGATGCCTTATTTTACTAACCTTGAAGACAGGGGAATTGCCTTTAATGTTGAAGGTACAGGTACACTATACAGACCTTGGCTACATAATGAGGGTGACTATAATATGTTCTTCGGAGTATATCAACCATTCTATACTACTGTAATAGCTAACCCAGATATGCCTGTAGATAAGATATTCAATAACCTTGAGTTTAGGTCAGATAGTTGGGATAAGAGTGATAATCTACTCAATACAACATTTGATACTTTAACTGTATGGAATGAATATCAACAAGGTACTTCTACTCTAAATAACATCTTAGGAAGACCTTCTGACCTAAAGAAGAAGTTTAGAATCTGGAGAGCTAATATACCAAGAGCCAGTGCTATTGGTTCTACTAAGAAAGGTAGGGATAGAATGAGGAATCCTTGGTTATATATTAAGCTGTCTATGGAAGAAGAAAATGTAAATAAGACTGTATTGCATGATATGATTGTGCACTACTTTGAATAATAATTAGGGGGAAGGTAAGTTTATTACTTATCTTCCCTTTACTTTTTGGATAATATCCTTGTGTAATTCAAATATTTTGTTTATCTTTGCAAACAAATTAGTATGATATGGCTAAAAGAAAAATTATGAGAAGGTCTAATAGACCATTTACATACAACCCTCATTACTATAATTGGGGTGGTGATTTCAAGAATGCTTTAGGTGGAACTAAGCCTTTTGACTTGAAGGGCACTTTCAGTGGAGGCAATGTTGCTGGTATGCTGAAAGGAGGCTTAGCAAGTGGCATAGGTAGTGCAGTGGGTAATATTGCAGGTGGTGCTATTAGTGGAGGACTTGAATCAGGTGCAGGTAGTGCAATCAGTAATATTGGTGGCACTATAGGTGGTGCAGTAGGTGCAGTTAATCCTGTACTTGGAGGCATTATATCTGCTGGTACTGGTATTATTGGAGGTCTTACAAACAGAATGTTTGGCTCCAAGTTAAATAAGGAGAAGATTGCTGAGGTTGAAGGAATCAACAAGGCTATGAATACTGTTATGGTAGATAACAGCAGTGCTGATTCTATAGAAGACCAATGGGCTAATCAAGATTTTGGAGCAGACTTCTCCAAGTCAGATATTGGTAAGGATGGTCTATTTAGCAGTAAAGCTAAGAAAAAGTATAGAGCACTTAAAAAACAACAGGGCATTGCAAGAGAAAGAGCCTTGTCTGCATTTGAAAATGCAACAGAGGCAGCAGATACTCAGTCAGACCTTAATGCTATGGCAAACTTTGCAGCCTTTGGAGGACCTCTTGGTATATGGGAAGGCTATGGAAGTGGAGCAATAGGCTATGAATTAGCTAAGGAGAACTTAGGTATTAAGGCTCTTAATGCTGCAAATAAAGGCAGATTAACTTCATTACCTAACTCATTTGAATCTCCAGAGTTAAATACCTTTGCTAAGGGAGGCAAAATACATATCAAACCCTCTAAGAGAGGAACTTTCACAGCAGCAGCTAAAAGGCATGGAAAGTCTGTGCAATCATTTGCTTCACAGGTATTAGCTAATAAAGAGAATTATTCTCCTGCTATGGTGAAGAAGGCTAATTTTGCAAGAAATGCTGCTAAATGGCACAGCTTTGGAGGAGACTTAAATACTCATGGTGCTGACTTTACTAATGGACAAATTATAGTAGGTAATGGTGGGACCCATGAGGAGAATCCAATGGAGGGTGTACCTATGGGAATGGATGCTGAGGGAAACCCAAATCTTGTAGAGCAAGGTGAGGTTATATTCAATGACTATGTATTCAGTAACAGATTATTTGCTGATGGTGGTCTATTGGAGAGTTTTAATCTCCCTAAGTCTTATAATGGACATTCTTTTGCTGCAATAGCAGAGAAGTTAGGTGATGAATCAAAGGAGAGACCTAATGACCCAATAAGTAAGAGAGGACTTCTAAGTTCTATGTCCAGACTACAGCAAGCCCAAGAGTCTGTAAGGCAACAGACTCAAGAGGGTCAAGAAGGAGTACAATATGCCCATGGTGGTAAGATGGGTACATTGTTTGATGGTCTGGGAAATAAGAGTAATAATTTAAAAAGGGCAAATTTCTTCCTTGAACCTACAGAAGATAATTACAGTTATAATCCTTTTATAGATATGGCTTATACAGACCCTGATAAGAATACTTATGACATTTATAAATATGGAGTAGGAATCACTCCTAATGGAGAATTTGTGGAAACTCCTAAATATATGGCAAGGGCTGCTGCTAAGAGAGCAGGATATGATGTAGGCAGCTCTTTGGATGACTATAATAAAAACCCAATTAAAGTCCCTGAGAAGAAAAAGAGTGCTGTATCAAGATTGCTTAGTAATTTAGATGATACAGACCTGAGATATGCTCCTGTAATAGGTGCTGCAATAGGATTAGGTCAGAACTTATTTAGTAGACCAGACTATACAAGTGCAGATGCAATATTTGAAGCAGCTGACCAAGCAGGTAATTATACTCCAATAGGTTATATTCCAATAGGCAACTACTTACAATATAGACCTTTTGATAGAAACTTCTATCTAAATAAACTCAATGCACAAGCAGGTGCTACAAGAAGGGCTATTATGAATACTACAAGTCCTTCAAGGAATGCAGCCTTACTTGCAGTAGACTATAATGCCCAAGGTAGATTAGGAGACCTTGCAAGGCAGGCTGAAGAGTATAACTTGGCACAAAGACAAGCTATTGAAACCTTTAATAGAGGTACTAATCAAGCCAATGCTGAGATGGGACTCAAGGCTGCAATGGCAAATCAAGAGGCTGCATTAAAGGCAAGAAGTTCAAGGTTAAGTGGTGTTGCACAGGCTATGGCAGTAAGAGATGCTGTTGATGCAAGGAGAGGTGCAAGTATGAGTGCTAACCTTACTAACTTCTTTAACTCTCTTGGAGATATTGGCAGAGAAGAGTATAGCAGAAATATGATTATGAGTAATCCTGCACTATACTACTCTATTGACAGCAAGGGTAATATTACATATAAGAATGGATATGAAACTCTTAGTGAAGCAGAGAAGAAAGAAGTAAGGGATGCTGCCAACAAAGCTAAGAAGAAAAAGAAAGCTAAGGGTGGTTATTTAACTATTAAGAAGAAGTAATATGGCTAATTATAGTTTAGTAATAAATTCACAATTCAAGCCATTCTCTTACCAAGAGATGCTGGCTCCAACCTTGATGGCTACTCAGGCTCATCAAGAGTTGGAGAACCAGTATGGAGAGCTTGCTACTAAGGCAAGTGTATGGGAGGAAATGGCTAATGAACAGACTGACCCTTATGCTTACAAGATGTATAAGACCTATGCAAATGACCTTGAAGAGCAAGCTGGTCAGTTAGCAAGAGAAGGACTTAATGCTGCAAGTAGAAGAGATATGCTCAATATGAGAGCAAGGTATAGCAAAGAAATAACCCCTATTGAGCAAGCCTATACAACAAGGCAGAAACAAGCAGAGCAACAGCAACAAGCACTCCTTCAAGACCCAACATTGATGTTGAGTAGAAGAGCTGCAACTACAAGTCTTGATGATTATATAAGGAATCCTCAATTAGCTTATGAAGCATATTCAGGTAAGTTAATTACTGCACAGGCTGCAAGTGCTGCATCTGCATTGGCTAAGGAAATGCAAGAGAAACCAAGGAAGTGGAGAAGCATCTTGGGTAACTCATACTATGAGACTATGATGCAGAAAGGCTTTAGTTCTCAAGCAGTATTACAGGCTATACAGGATAATCCTAATGCTGCTCCTCAGCTTACAAGAATTGTTGAAGATGCCATTAATTCAAGTGGTGTTAGGAACTGGGGAGACCAAGCTACTATTGCAAGGGCTATTGACTATGCTAAACAAGGTCTATGGAGTGCAGTTGGTGAAACTCAATATCAGACTCTTGATAATTGGAGAGCTAAGATGGCTGCTCAAGAAGCTATGCAGATTAGAGCAGAAAAGAGAGCTGCTGCAAGACAAGCAGCAGAGCAGAGACAAGCTCAACTGAATAATCTTGCTATCAATCCTTTGAATATCTATAGTAGTAGAGAGTTGAGTAAGGATGAGAAGAGGTATAAAGAGAGTATGAAGAGATACTCCAAGTACTTTTATAAAGATAGTCATGGTCAGATGAGAATGACTTATGCAGGATGGAAAGAGTATAATAGAAAGAATAAAGGTACAATAGCAGGAAAAGTTATGACTACTCCTGAAGGCACTACTATTAGAGTTGCTGATACTCATAAGGGAGAGACACCATCAGCATTCAGAGTCTTTATGGACAGCATAGGTGCTCATAAGGTAACAAAGGGTAAGTGGCAACCTGGTAATCTTGGTAATGTATGGAGCAGGTATGTTAATTCTTCAGCAGGAAGAACTTCAAGGTATGATGCTACAAGAGTTACTGAGTATGACTATCCTATTGCAGGTGCTCAGCAGGGTGATATGAAGGATGCTATTATGACTGCTGGTAGAGGATTAAGTCTGAAAGAAGTAGATTATGATAGCAAGTCTAAGAAATTCAAGGATACAGGTGAGGAAATCACTATGGAAGACTTGAAGAGTGATAAGTACAAGGTAACTGCTACAAGGTTCAGTCCTTATGGTACTACTGTAATGATACAAGATGATAAGGGTAATGTAAGAAGATACAGAATGCCTGCTGGTATCAATACAACTAATGAACAGAATAGGGATAGGGCAATGACTGCTGCAAATCAATGGCAACATGTAGTCAGTACAGGTAAATATACTGATGCAAGGGGTAATGTACATCAGGCTACTCCAGATGAGATTACTTATGCACAGCAGCAATATGCTAATTCTATACAACAAGCCTACTTATTCCACTCTCAATTAGGAGTACAGAATAAGACAAAAGAACAAGAGTTTAATCCTTATGGATATTAAGATATGGCAAAAGCAACTAAAGTAAAGGATATAGATATTACTAAGAGTGGTCCAATGACTTTTAGAGATTTGCAAAAAGCAAATCAAGAGCCATACACTAACCTTAGTCCAGAGTTTAAGTCATTCAGTATGAATGTAGGAGCAAATACTGCTCCTACTTCACTGTATGATGCAAGGGCACATGGTGAGCAGATGGTACAATCATCCTTAGAGAGAACTGCTACACCTTGGGGTGAAAGTATGTTTGATGAGCCTACTGCAACTGAGGCACAGTTTCAAGAGTTAGAAGATATAAGAGCTGAAAACCAACCTTGGTATGCACAGATAGGAGCAGGTCTTGCTAAGGGTGCCATACTTGCAGGTACTACTTTCCTTGATGGTACTGTAGGCTTAATATTTGGAGCAGGAACTGCAATAAATGAAGACAGATGGTCTGGTCTTTGGGATAATGATTTCTCTAAGGCTATGCAGTCTGTTAATGATTGGTCTGAGCAAGCATTGCCTAACTATTATACAAGGGCAGAACAAGAGCAGCCTTGGTATGAAAATATCTTCACTGCCAATTTCTTAGGTGATAAGTTTATCAAGAACTTAGGTTTCACAGTAGGTGCTTTCTATAGTGGTGGTGTTACTGCTGCTGGATTGAAAGTAACTAAGTTACCTCAACTTATTGGTGCTATTGCTAAGTCTTCAAAGGCTCCAGCAATAGTTAATTCTGCTGTAGGTGCTACTGTCTCAGCAGTAAATGAGGGTAGAATTGAAGCACTTAACAATAGTAAGGATTGGTTTGAACTTCATAAAGCACAGCTTGATGATACTTATAGAGATAGGGTACAAGCTATACAGAATAGGTATGAAGATACTAAAGGTACTCTTGTGAGAACAAGAGAAGGTCAAATGGTAGACCCTGCATACATAGAATATCAGAATGCTATAAAGAAAGAACAGGAGTCTTATAATGCAGCTTTAGGCAAACTAAGTGAAGACAGATTGAAGATGGGTAATGCAGACTTGCTTATGAATATACCTATCCTTACTGCATCTAACATAATTCAGTTTGGCAAGTTATATGCTAATGGATTCAAGACTGCAAGAAAGGCTACTAATATAGTAGGTAAGGCAGGGGAATATACTGCTGGTACTACAAGATTAGGTGCTACTGCTGCAATAACAAAGGGTGCATTATCTGAAGGTACTGAGGAGATAGCACAAGGTGCTGCAAGTAGAATAGCAGGTAATTACTACTCTACTGATGTAAATAACTTCTACAAGTCAAAGACTGACCCAGAGGCTGCACAAGAGACTCTGAGTTGGACTAAATCATTTGCTGAGGGAATTAATGAGACAGTAAATGATGGTTCCTCATGGGAAGAGTTCTTTATTGGTTCTTTGACAGGTGCATTAGGTATGCCAAGATTTAGAGGAGTTAGAAGTGAGTCAGGTTCACTACAATCTCCTATTACTATTGAAGGTGGTGCTATAAATGAGTGGAGAGACTATAATGAGAAGATAGCAAGGGAAAATGAGATTGCTAACTACATGAATAGCAGGATAAACTCTCCTGAGTTTAAGAACTACTATCAAGGTCTTATCAGGCATAATAAGTATCAGAATGATATGAACAGAGCTGCTGAGGAAGGTGATGAGTTCAACTTTAAGAATGCAGAACATGCTCAATTAGTATCTGATATTGCTATGTTTGATAATGCAGGCAAGATGGGAGACCTTACTACCTTGATTGATGCAGCTTTTGACACATCAGATGAGAACCTTGCCTCTATTGTGGAGAATACTACAACTACTCTTGAAGATGGTTCTAAGGTAGGTCCATTTGTTGATAAGAATGGTAATCCTATGTATGCTACTCCAGAGGGTAAACAGGAGATGATAGAGAAGTTGCAGCAGAACCATGATGAAATGACTAACACTATCAACAATTATCTGAAGATAAAAGATGAGCTTGATATTAAGACAGGTCAGCAATTATCAGATGACCAGCTTGAAGAATTGACATGGATGAAGTCTCAGATAGGCAACTGGGCTGAAAGGGCAACAGCTATGTCTGGAGAGGTGAAGTCAGCTATTGGTAATGTAATAGGTAACTTAAACTCATTCCTTAGATTCAATCAGCAAGTCAGAGACTTTGAAGGTCAATCCCATGCAGATATAACAGAGAGATACTTACAGGCAGATAAGAATGTAAGAGCCATTGAAGGTGCTATCAACACTCTTAATATGGTTAGAGGTCAGGATGATAAGGTACTGGCTCATACATTAGCAACTAATCCTAAGTTTGTAGATGGTCTTATCAAGGAAATTAATGAGGTAGATGAAACTGTACTTAGTGCAGATGAGAAAGAGGATATTACAACTAAGCTGAATGATATTGTCAAGTTAGGCAATGCCTCAAAGACATATAATGCAAAGTTAAAAGAGTACCTTGAGAACCCTCAAAAGCAAGCAGAAGACCATGCAAGAGCTGATGAGCAAGCTGCACAACAAGAGACTAAGAAAAAGTCTGATGACTTGAAAGTATCTTTGAATGCTGCACAGAACCTGCAAGAATTTAGGACCATATTAGATAGTCAGGATGATATAGAGAATAGGGATAGAACCCTAAAGGCTTTAGAGGATGAGGGTAGTGAAATGGCTAAGAACTACAGAGAAACTTCACAATACAATAATGAAGTGAGGAGAGTTCTTAATGAGTCAGATGTAGAACCACAAGTTAAGCAAGATGCTATGAAGCTCCTTCAAGACCAGTTCAGTAACTCTGAAAACCTTGAACAGTTAGCTAATCCTAACTCAATTTATATCAACAATGAGAATGCCTTTGATGAAGATTCTGAAGGTGATGTTGAGTTGTCTGCAACAAGATTCCAGGAAGCTCAATATGCTTTGCAGAATGCAATGTCAAAAGTAAACAATGACAATAGATTCAAGGATAGATTCTCACCTGAATATAAGAAGCCTATAGAAAAAAGAGAGGGAACTGTAAGAGGTGATGATAGGACTGCTACAGGAGATAGTGGTACATCTACTACTCCTGCTGTAACAAGTAGTGGAGACTTACCTACGACAGAATTGCCTATAGGTAATATAACTGCTGAGATGGTTAATGAGGAGAATAAGAAAGCCAATGAAAGGGTAGAAACTCCACAGAGACCAAGTAGAGATACTTCTAATCAATTCTATAGACCTGCTATACCTGAATTGCATATAGAAGCAAGTAAAGAAGGAGACTTTAGACCATTTGATATTGTAGTAAATGAAAGAGAAAAGAATGTAGATTTCTCTGGCATCTATGGTTATCTAAGAGACCAAGGAGCATTCAGATATGTAAATGAGGGTAACTTAAAGGCAGGTGATGAACTTGGCTTTATGATTGACCCAGACTATAATGAGAATACAATTTTCATTGTAGACAAGAGGAACAACCAAGTAGTAGGTAGTTTAGATGAATCTGACTATAGTGTCTCAAGGTATGAGGGTCTGAAGGGTCTTGAAGAGAAGATAAGAGGTGAGTATACTAACAGGCAGAATAAGACTGGTAAGTTTATTGCCACACCTGTTACAAAGGTATCTAAGGTAATGGTAGGTAGGATTCCTTATGGTAATACTGAGAGAAGTCTATCTGAAATACCTAATGTATCTTCAACTGATAGAAAGCCTATTTTTGGTATTGTAAAGAATGGTGTTCTTACTACTAATAGTAAGATTGATGACAATCTCATCATCAAGCCAGTGGACATGAGCCAAAAGGAAGGTAGATTATATCTGCTTATACCTAATGGGGCTGGTAAGTATTCTCCTGTTGCTGTAAGAGTTAAGCACTTCAATAATGAGGAGTTCAACCTAAATGACAGTTCAGTAAGTTCTACTCCTGTTGGAGAAGATATAAAGAATGCCATTACTAAGTTATCAACTGCTACATCACAGGATGATGTATCTGCTGCTATGCAAGACTTGGCACAAGACTTGTATATGCAGGATATTATGGTTACTTGGTTTAGTAGTAAGGCAGGTGATGGTATTGTTATCAGTAAGAAGGTAAGAAAGCCAGATGGTACTTATGAGAAAGTAATCATTAATGGAAAAGAGCAAATCAAGGAGGACAAGTATGATGTATATTTCTCTACAAGTAGTAAAAGTGCAGAGATTGGAGGTATAAACTTTGATGCAACTGCTCTTGAAGACTTGGGAGATACAAGTGCATTAGGCACTCCTAAGAATCCTGAGGATATATACAATGAGATACTTGGACACCTTATCAAGTTCAATCTTCCTTTACAGGTCAGCACAAGAAGAATAAATGAGGGTGCATACAACAACAGATTGATAAACTCTAATATCCTTACTTCAAATATTACTGAGGCTTCAGTAAGAAGTAACTGGTTCACAACTGATTACTTTGATAATGAAGGTAATCTGCATCAGGCTATAAGCCCAGCTTCTGTAGCCCCTCAGCCTAAGAGGAAGATAGAGACACCTGTAGGTGGCACTGAAGGTGCTATTACAGGCACAAGGATAGTATCTACATCTTCAAACAAGCCATACTATGTGGACTTAAAGACAAATACTATTAGGGATGACCAAGGCAGGACTGTAGAAGTTACTGACAGTAACAGAATATTGCTTGATTTGGCTTGGGCACAAGATAACTTTGGGGATTCTACTAACTCTTCAATGATGGTAGATAACAAAGTCCTTACTCCTGATGGTAAGGTACTTGACAGAAGTAAGCAAGTATATCTCAGTGGTCAGGATGCACAAGATGTAAAGGATACTATTGCAGGTAGAAAGAAGGAAAGAGAGGATAGAGTTGCCAAGTCTAAGGAGGTTGTCAGTGAAATATATGAGAACCAAAAGAGGGTAGATAAGACAAGAACTGATGGTGAGTTCTATTATGTACTTGAAGATGATGGTGAATATCATCAGTATAGTAGAGTACATAGCAGATTAGGCTCTAATTGGGTAGAATCTGACAAGCAGACAAAGGCTCTTGAATTAGCAAGACTTAATCTTAGCAAGTTTGTAGATAATCCTACTCAGTATGAGAATTACCTGAAATACTTGGAGAACAAGTTTAAGGTAGACTTGACTGCCTACAGAGGTAAGACTGATGCCAAGAGTAGAGATACTATTGTGAATATAGTAAGAGACAAGATGTCTGGTACTAATTCACAAAGGGCACTTGATGCTGGTTCAGCAGTAGATAGTATCATCAGACAGTACTTTACTATAAGAGATGTATCTAAGATAGCAAGACCATCCAATATGTCAGAAAATGCTTTCATAGATTTGATTACTTCCCTTAATAGGATTAAGTCAAATATGGAGCAAATGGGAGAGAGATTCCTTGCTGATAATATTGTATTGTTCCAGAAATATTCTGATGGTACAAGAGTTGCAGGTGAAGTTGATATTCTTTCTATTGACAAGGATGGTAATTTTAGAATCTATGATGTAAAGACAAGCAGATACAGCTTCTATGACTTTACAGATAGATATGGTCACAAGGTTAATTACTTCACCACTCCATCTGCTACTCAAAGAATGAGTGCAAAGGATTACTATACTTTACAACTTTCTGCTTACAAGAACCTATTTGAATCTCAGTATGGTGTACCAGTTACTAAGTTAGCTGTAATGCCATTTGTATTGAGTTATAATAAGGAGAATGTATCATCAGTACAAAGTGAAAAGGGTATTCCTATTACATATAATCCTGCTGTTAATGTGCCTTTGGTAAGTGCAGTTAAAGTAGATAAATCTACAGAAACTCCTGCTACTCCAGCACAAGCTCAGACAGTGTTACCTATCTTTGAAACTTCATTAGAGACACAGAACCCTATTGAAGATTTGACACCTGAACACAGTATGAATAATGCTGATGAGGGAGTAGGTTACTTTGAGTTGGATGGTAAGTTACATAAAGGGTATTTAACTCCTATTGCAGGTATTACAGAAGTAGATGTCCATGTAACCAAGGTTCCTAATATAACCAAGGGATTTGGCAGACAGGGAGAAGCAGCTCATGTAGCTTCAAATAATTACTATGCAGTATTTCCTAATGGTAAAACATTCTTACTTATAAGGAATAATCCTGTACAAGGAGGTATGAGTGAGTCTCAAGTTGAGGATTCCATTAGAAAAGCCTTATTAGGTAATCCTCAAAGAATGAAAGACTTAGCATCAGAAAAGACTATATTGTTTGACCCTGATGCAGTACCTACTGTAAGTGCTGCCCCTATTACTACTGTAGAGACTCCTGCAACTATTAATCAAGGTAATACCCAGACAGGTGCTGCCTATACTGCTCAAAAGGAAAAGGCAATAAATGACCATGATGAGGAGTTTGAAGATGAATTTACTTTAAGAAGAGTAGATGACACAGAAGCTACAGTATGGAATCAGGAAAAGGAACTTAATTGGATTAGTAGAGTGCTACCTCAATTAAGTAAGAATGATAGAGTACAAGTAGTAAAAGGTCTTATTAAAGTAGGCAGACAAGGTGCTTTAGCTTGGGGTCAATTTGATAAAGGTGTAATCACATTATCTGACATAGCTGCTGAAGGTACTGCATACCATGAAGCTTTTCATGCTGTATTCAATCTTCTTCTTGACAATGATGAAAGACAGGCACTATATAATGAAGCAAGGAAATTATATGGTGAAAAAGATAACCTCTCATTAGAGGAAGATATGGCAGAAGGATTCAGAGAGTATGTAATGACAAGACAGAATAGAGGCTTAGGCAAGAGAATACTTGATTTCTTCAAGGAACTTTTTACCAAGGTTACTAACTGGAATAACATAAGACCTTCTCTGATAGATTACTATAGAAGAATTAATGAGGGTAAATATGCAGATAGCACACTCAAAGTTCCTACTATCAGTAAGTTGAGGGGTGCTACTTCAACTACCACTTCATTTAATACTCTAAGTGAGTCTGCACAAGAGAACCTATTGAAGAAAGGTTGGACAGCAGAGAAGTTTGATTCAGTTTCTCAAGAGGAAAGAGACCAAGCTGTTAAATGTATAGCCTTTTAGTCAGTAGGATGAAATTTTTTATTAGGGAGGTAACAGAAATGTTACTTCCCTTTTATTTTGTAGGAAATAAAAAAAAAATAAGGGGAGGAGTAGAACTTAATCTACTCACTCCCCTTTCTATTATTAACAATTAACTTTATTGCTTAAAGAATGGAATGCTTTCTTCTGGGTGTAAACCTCTATATATAGTCTTATTCATAGGAATTAATGGAGACTCAAACCATAACTTAGTTGCTCTTGAATCCCCTTTAAACCTACCTGACTGAATAATAGCATCTTCACCTGCAAAAGTTTCATAATTCATAGGATTCAATAATCCTACCATATCCAAAACATTCTCTACAGTATTAATACCAGCAGCAGGAGACTTTAAGATTTTAAGAGCCTCTCCTACCATTTGAGGACCTGGAACCTGAGTACCAATTTCAGTATAAAGTCTTCTTGCTTGATATTCAATCATCTTCTGTAACCAAGGTCTATCCTTATTATCATCCCAATCCATGAGACCTAAGAATGCAGCAATAATTAAGAAGTGACCTACTTCAGTAGCAGCTCTTTTAATATTAGCTTTTTCTGTCTTTGTAAGGTTTTTCCAATTAGCAGCTATTGCAAATTGACCCTCCCTCAGCTCTTTGGCTAATTGCCACATAAATCTTCCTGTAGTATTGTAATAACCTTCTGTCCATGCTTGCAAATCATAGTTATATGTGGCAGACTCGAACCTTCTGTTAAGAGATGGTTTAATCCACTTTCTAAACATAACGCCCATTCTACCTACAGCTAATCTTTGCACTGCACTTCTGTCAGCCTTATTATAAATACCGTGCATTCTCTGATTTATAGCAGCAGATTTCCTACTAAATGCTATAATATCATCCCTTGTAAATGCAGACCCATCTTCCTTAGTATAACCTTGCTTTAACTGCAACTTGGCACCTAACTTCTTGTTGTTCTTATCTATAGGAACCACCTCCATAGCATCCCATAAGGAAACTATTTTACCATCAGGAGCTTTCATCTTATAAGCATCTGCAAGTGCTAATGAAGTTCTATTCTGCATCCAATGCTCACCAGCATTATTCATAAGGAACAGAGCAGAAGTACCAAACATTCTACTGAACCAAGTCTTTCTATCAAAGTTTACCTCTCTGACATCAGTTTCATATTCCTGCAATACATTGAATAATTCATCCCATAAGGCAAGTTTACTTGTCTTGACTCTGTTACCTATCTCAGCTAAGTACTCTGGCAATGCTTTACCATAATTTCTATCAGCATGTAAGGTATTGGATTCATTATAGAACTCACCTGCAAAGGACTCAATTCTCATCATAATTTTACCAGTAGTAACATTTGATATGCCACTTAACAGGTTTAGACCTAACATATTAAGAGAAGTAACTCTGTTAACAAAGTTAGCTACCTTTCCTTTATCAATCTTAGTATTGCTAAATGTACCCTCATCAGCCATATACCTACCATAGACTTGCATTTCAAAGAAGTCATTCAGTCTCTGCATGAACCTTGTTTCATCACCAGACTTAGTGAGAGTAGATTCAACTTTCCTACCTACAGACTTGAACTTTTCAACCAATGGTTTACCACCTCTTGTCTGTATAATCTCCCTTTCTTTCAGCATATCTCTGCCAAGCTCAAGAACATCAATTACTTTATTCATTTCATTGAAGTCATTAGCCATAGCTGCATAGGCTGTAAGAGTAGATACTATATCAGTAGATAGGTCATTAGGACTTTTACCCTCTTTCATCTTGGTATAATAGATAGGAAGCACTTGCACCTCTTTACCTTCAAAGTCCTTTACTGTAGCTCTGTCTCCAAACTCAGTGTCATCAGTTCTCCTAATGAACTCATCTTTTACACTTTCCCACAGTTGTTTGGTTCCAGACTTTACACCATCAGAGGATTTCACTCTTTCAAGTAAGTCCTTTCTGATTTTAACTGCATTAGTTAAGGTAGTGTACTTGTCAGGAAGGTATGAATCCAGCTTGGCTTTTATCTCCATAACTCTATTGTAGTATTCTTTTTGGGCAGGATTCAAATTCTGATAAGCCTTATTGCCATAGATTGATACTTTAGGTTGCTTCTTTCCATTGACTACTTCCATATTAGCATCGAACCAAGCCTGTCTCTCTTTTCTGTACTTCTCTGCATTATCTCCTACAGGATTCTTGCCATACTTCTCATTGAGGGACTTGAACATTTCTCTGACTTTCTCCTTGAATAAGCCTTGGTTAATCTCAGAGATATAATTACCTGTAAGATTACCTTTGCTGTCTCTTTCAAACATCCAATCAGTGTTCTTAATTCCAGCTTGCTCTAACTTAATGGTAGCAGCTTGAAGCTCCTTCATAACATTGATAGTCTCCAACCTTGCATTTTCTTTACTCTTCTTGACAGCCTGGTCCATAACTTTCAGCATATAATCTGAAGAGTCTGCCATAGAATCAAGCCATCTATCAAAGAAAGATATATCCTTGTCAGCTATCTTAACCAAGTCTTCAGCAGTCATAGTCTTACCCTTGTACTTGCCAAAAGGAACAGTTATACTTTCCCCTACAAAAGGTTTAATAAAATCAACAAAGAGAGGCATTGCTACATTGTTGTATCTGACAAACAAGTCTCCAAGTAGTGTAGTTGTGTTGTCTAACACAACCCTTACTCTTTGACCATACCTATTGTCTGCATGTCTCTCTTCATCAATAAGAGCCTTTCTAATATCATCAGTAATATGCTTGTAACTGTACAAGTAGTTTCTGACATCTCTTAGAACACCAGCTCTTTCATTAACATTGGTAGCAGGAGTATTCTGCAACATAGTAAGCCTATCACTTACCTTGGTTAATTCTTCAAGAGCATTCTCAACAAAAGTATAGATACCTTCAATCTCATTGTTGTCAGCTAATTCAATATCCAATCTATCAATGAGTAACCTTTGATTAGCACTAAACTGGCTATTAGGATTTCTCTTTTCATAAATCTTCAATCTCTTCAACTCATTCTCAATGATTCCTTGAAGTAGCTTTTTATCTCTTGCCACTCTCTCTGAGGTATTATAAAACACCTCACTTGAAGTAATATTGCTAATGTCAATAGCCTCATCCATACTACCATCAAGGATTTGCTGTGCTAAAGAACCAAAGTTCTTATCAGCCTCCTTCATAGCTCTTTGTATAGGACTTGCACTAATGTTCTTAAAGAAATTCTTAACTGCTTGAATTACTCTTTGCAGCAGATTACTGTAAGGAGCAGATGGGACTTTCTCTCCTTGAAGGAGATGTTTTGCAAGTAATTTGCCCGCAGCTTCCTTTGCCAACTTAGTCTCATCACTATGATATAAGGTATCATAGGTGTCATAGTCCTCACCTATAATTTCTCTTGCCAATCCATTGGAAGATATGTTATTGATAAGTCTATTGATAAGTGGATTATCTCCCATAGCTTCAATGGCAAAGTGTGCAAATTCCTCAGGAAGTGCTCTTTCACCTTGAATACCATTAGCAAGCCTAATCATTTCAACAAGACCATTTGCTGCATTTCTTGCAACATCAAAGTCAGTTACACCATGAATACCCATTCTCTTTTCAAGGTCAGTCAAAGCACCTATCCCTATTCCATGAGATTCAAGAATACCTCTCAACCTATTATTAAGGTTTTCATTGTATTCCATCTTATCTGCATCAACAGAGTTAAGCCTGTTTCTTTTCTCAACCTTTACTCCAATGAATACTCTTGGAGATTCAGAATCTTGTATCTTGATTATATTAGCCACATAATCATCCCTATACTCTGAGTTCTGATTAAAGGCTATAGCCTTCTGTTTCAACTTCTGATAATTCTCATCATTGTTTACCCATAAGGCTGGTCTGTCCATTCCCTTCTTATAGTACCCTATTTCTCTATTAAGCCTTTCAAGTACTTTAGTCTCTGGAATGACCTTACTAAGATTAGTCTGCTTTAGCAAACTTCTCAATGTAGGTTCATTGTTTTCATCTAATGTTAATCTTGGTTGCCAGTCCTTTATGAACTGACTGCTTTTTGTGATAAGATACAGTCTTGTAGTTTCACTTCTATTGTTAGAGGTGAAGGACAGCAAGTCCTTAAATAACTTGCTGTCCACTACTTGACCATTTCTATTCTTCACCTTTGGAATAATTGCACAACTTCTTGCCATATCTTATAAACTATATAATGTTGGAGCACCACAAATATTATCACCATTCTCATCCTTATACTCTGTATTAGGCTGAATAGCTGTTACATCATCAGCCTTAGGAGCAGAAGTATCAAGAGGAGTGCCATATACCTGTTGGAAGGCATCAGTATCTACTTGTGGAATAGAATCCCAATACTCTTGGGGCATATCTTGATAATCAGGCATAGAATCATAATCAACATCAGCATCTCCAAGGTCAAATCTTGACAATGTATCTGCATAAGGGTCATAATCTTTCCTATTCTTATCAATTACAGTTTCCATCTCCTCTACATCCTTGCCATATTCATATTCAATGAAGCTGTTTCTGAAGCCTAATGGTTCAATCCTTTCATAGGTTGCAACATTAGTTTGTTCAGTACCTACAGATGATAGTTTGTAATAGACATAACTTCCTCTGATTCTTCTACCTATATACTTAAAGAAGTCATAAGCAGGACCATCAGGAGTATCTATCCTTTTCTTGATAACTTTCTTATCTCCAAAGGTAGCATTATCATCAATTACAAATGTAACTTCATCCTTAACTTCATTATCCTCTCCTATGAATTGGACAGAGGCTGTATCAGGGATTTCAGGAACCAACTTTCTATTATCCAAGTGGTTATAGACATACTGGTCTACAAATTGACTATAGTCATCACTTGATGACAAGAGAGTTCTCAATGTACTTATGTACTCTGGGATAGCATTTCTCACTGCCACAGGTGCCAAATGGATAAAGGTTGAAGGTCCAAATGCAAAGCCATTCCTATAATAGCTGTATCTGAATAAGTTAAGAGCAAGTTTCTGAGCTTCTGGGTTACTCATATACAATAGAGATGCCCAATCTCTCATATATCTTTCTCTCAAAGTAGGACTTAATTGACCTACATTCTTAAACACTACTGTGTCTACAGGATTACTGTCATTTGCCCTGATTACCTTGAGTCTCTTAATAAATTCAAGGTCAGCTATATCCTCATTATCTGTAACCACTCTCTTGAAGTATTCAGGGAAGTTATTGATGAAATCCTTTCTCTTGTCAGAGGAAGTTACAATAACATCACCTACTTCTGAGTCTGGGTTTACAATCAATTCAGAACCAAAGAATCCATTCTTTGACATGATGTAGGCAAGCAAGTCATTATAAATACTGTTCATAGTCTTTACATTCAACTTACCAGTCTTTGTCATGTCTCTAAGGTCATCAATTACAGCTCTGAATGATTCAGTATATTGAGGGAAATAAGACCCTAACATTTCTTCTGTTTTCTGTAAGCCAAGAGTATAGAAAGCCTGTAAGAAAGGAAGAGGAGCTGACAATAGTCTTTCTCTTAGAGTGTCAGTGTCAGGATTGTCTGATAACAGACCATCAAGTATTACATTGGCATTCTTCAATGGGAACTTGTCATTATTCTCTATTTGGTCTAACAGGTCTTTCACTTTCTGCATCTTCAACTCTGTATCTGCAATAGTAGGACCAGCAGCACCTCCTTGGGTATCAGACCTTGTAGCCTGTACTAACTGTCCTAAAGCATCAGCAGAGTTCATAATTCTCTTGAACAAATATCCAACTGCAACTTGTTTCTGATAGAACTCAATCTTTCTGAAATCAGAAGTCTGAGACCTGTCAGTAACAGCCTCCTTAGCAAGCATTATATTGTCTGCAAGCTCTTCAATATAGAAGCTATTATTCTTGTAGTTATCATAAGTCAAGTCATTATTAAGAGCAGCCTTCTCCTTATACTTATCCAGTACTTCATCAATGATAGTATCTTTGCCTTTGCCCTCTCTACTCTCCCTGAAATAGGTCTGAGTAATCTCTTGTACAATAGGCTGCATCATTAACAGACCTATCTCAATAGGATTATAACCTAATCTTGAAAGAAGCATAGAAGCATCAGCAGTGAAAGTATTCTGATTAAGTGCTGCAAGCACAGGGTCTTTAACATTATCCACAGAAGCAGCCAAGAATCCAGCATTATTCTTTGAGATAAATTCCTTGTCACCATTCATAATATCATGTAGAGATGTAAGTCTCTTTCCATTCAATACAAATGAGCCATTTTCTTCATCCAAAGCTAACTGAGTATGTTGCATCAAAGCATGGTTTGCATTATGGTTGGCATAAATACCAATCAACTTAGCACCAGTCATGTTCTGTTGATGCAGCATTACCTGAGTTCTTGGTGATAATGGGTCCATCTTGACCTTTGTCTTTTCTGCCAACTTATCAAGAGTATCAAGGTCTAAGTCAAATAGATATGAAGCAATAGACTTGGGATAAGACTTTACACCTTTCTGTACAGTCTTATTAAGTTCTACACCTACATCCTTTAATGCTTGAGCCAAGTCACTCTCATAAGAATCATTGAGAATGGTCATTATTCTTGCAGACTTCTTCTGATAATCAAAGCCACCTGGGTTAAGAATCTTTGAAGCTGTATCTGCATTAGTCAGAACTCCATACATCATATCTATCAGCAAGTTATTTCTTGCTTCAAGACTATTCTCCTGTGGAGACTTGTTGAAGTCATACTTTACCTTGCTTATAACAGGCTTGGCAAATCTGTACTTCTCTTTATTCTCCTTGAACCATTCCTTAAAGTCATCAGTATCTGCATTGAGAATATCTTCTGCCAACTGGCTATGAGTGAACTGTGACAATACTTGATTGAATAGGCTATTCATTCTTGCATAGTCCTCTCTTGCCTGTCTCATATCATACTTTTTAACTCTGAACTCAGGTAACATGATATACATCTTATCCACATCAAAGTCAGAACCTGACAGGGTAGTAATCTCAGCAGGAAGCATGATTGCAGAACCATTCTGTTGAGGAAGGAATCCCTTAATATACAGAGGAGCCATTGAGTACTTATCCTCTGTTGGGACTCTATATCCAATCAACTTTCTCAAATCCTCAGGAAGTTTAGTTACATCAAGCTGGTGAGTATTTGGGTCCATGAGAGGCTCATAGAACTCTCTACTATATGCAGGCATATAACATTCAAGATACTTAATCCTTTTGTTAGCACCTTCACCTTCAAATACTACATGAAGTTCATCAGTCAAGCCATAATCAGATACCTGAATTAAAGCTCCTCCTCTAATCTTCTGTTTAGTAATTCTACTCTTGATTACACTATTAAGGAGTGTCTGTACTCTTTGAGATTGCACAGGGTCAAAGAGAGGGATATTGAAGTTGTTGTTCTCATCAAGAGTACAAGCCCTCATCATATCCATACCATATCTTTGATTACCTCTTATCTCTTCAAGTAAGATTTCTTCTACCTTCTTTGGGTCTTTGAATATCTCATCTGCATCAGCAAATGCTTGAAGAATGTTCTCAGTGTTGATAGCATTGTACAGGTCAAGCCACTCTTTCTTAGTCATCTTCTTACCATTAACCTCAATGATTGTATCATCAGAGATGTCAGCAGTAATTAGTTTTCTAATCTGAGTACCTACCAACTGAACAGCATCAATAGCATGTTCAGGAGTTGCAGTCTGAATACCATAATCTTCATAAGATACTTTATGTACTACATTAGGATTCTCATTACCAAATCCAATGCCTGTAGCATCTTTAAGCCTCTGAATTACATCAGCCTCTGTATTTACATCATTCAAATCTATTACACCTTGTTTTCCAACCTTAGTAGTAGACTCAAACTGAACTACATCAATCTGATTATCCTCCATAAACTTATTTATGGCTTTCAGCTTGCCTGACCTTCCTAAAGGACCAGCAATTAGTTCGTGCATAGCAAGTAATAGGAACTCTGAGTTCTTATGCTGTACAGGAGTCTTAATTCCAGTATGACCTTCAATGCCACTGTTATTATTGACTTGTGTATAAACATAAGGCTTCTTAGTCTGCCAAATGATATTGAAGTCTTTGATATTCCAATCTCCATTCTTGAAGTTGTTATATGCCTGCTCCATATCATCTGTCCACTGACCTGACATACCAAGTATTGCCCTATAGGAACTCAAACTTCTATATGCCTGAGCATCTGCTACATTCACATTTCTAAACTTGCTGATGATATTATCTCTGTCTATCTTAGTCATTTCATTTCTTCTAACTCTTTCATCAAGTACAGTCTTGATGTCTTCAAGTACAGAAGATACTATCTCATCATCCTTCAAGTAGATAGTTCTTTCCCAGTCCCTACCAATTCTCTCACCTTTATAAGTAGCCTTAGTATTCAGTCTGAGGGCAGGAGCATGAACCTCCTTATATCTCTTCTGAAAGTCCTCAAGATTCTTATAGAAGGCAAGGTCTGTAGTAGTAAGCTGGATAATTTGTGAAGTAGCTAACTTACTATTCCAATAGTATTCTCTAAGTGCATCCTTAGCATTATTCTTAACAAACAGGCTTCTTGAGATTGACTGAGCATCTTTCAACTCCATCTCACCTCTTGTTGCCTTATCTGTAAGTAATGCCTTGATTTGCTCCATTAGGCTATTAGCCTCTCTGCTATCAAAAGCACTATTATTGTTGTAGGCTCTAAGCATTAGCTCCATATTGGTATTCCATAATGAACCTAAAGCATCCTTAGCCTTAATGAGTGCCTTTGCAGTTATTGCATTCTGCTTGGACTGACCTTCAAAAGGAAGATACTTGTACTTGCCATTAGGAAGTTCATCAAGCAGTCCTGCCCTTGACCAATCTCTGTAGGTTTGTTCAAAACCATCTTCCATCATGTCATTAAGAGTAGTTCTTAGAAAGTTTCTGAGTTCAGCACCAGTACCTGTGGATTTAAGTCTGCTTAACCTATCAATGAATGTCTCTCCATTGTCATATCTGAGGTTGTTAAGTGCAGGAAGGAACTTAAATTCTGCACCTCCCATACTCTTTATACTACCATCTTTCTTTCTGACAATATCATAGTTTGCAATAGGTTCTACACTCTTATCTCCACTCTGATAAGCCTCATCCCTTTCTCTAACCAGCATGATTCTGTCATACTCTTGATTAACCAAGTCTACTAACTTGTCAAGGATAACATCATCATAGGTTCTTTTCTTACCATTTTCATCAAGCACATCACCTGTTGTGTACTTTCTGAATCTGATAAACTCAGCGGAAGGACTATCTGAAAGGATAGGAACATGATACCAAGCATACTTTATACTTGACTTTGCAGAGTCAGGGTCTCCCCAATACTCTGTAAGAAGAGCTAAAGTATAGTCCAAATCATCCCAATTAGTATAGTCTACTTTGTCAGAGTTCAGCACTACTTTATGGTTAAGACCTCTTCTCAATTCATCAGACTCTGCAAGCTGTCTTAGCCAGTCATTTCTCCAATGACCATCCTTAAAGAACCACTCATAGTCTTTGAACTCAGTCTGCATAAACTGTTCAAACCTCTCCTTGTCATTCATAACATTCTTGAGATTCTTAATAAGTTTACCTAAGTAGTTAGGAGTAACATGAGAATAGTAAGACTTATCATTCTCTCTGACACTACTCTCAATAGCATCCTCAGTTACTTCTGCCATCATACTTGCAATCATGTTGTAAGCAGAGCCAAAAGTATTGATAAGGTCTCCTCTCTTCTCAGTGCCATCCTCTCTTGTCTCAGACTTGACTTCACCTTTCTTAATACCACTGAATATAACATTCAATTGTGGTAAAAGAAGCATAATTGGGTCAGTAAATGTGATACCTGGAGCTGTCTTTATATCAGTTAATGCAGTCTTTAATACAGAAGGATTGGCATCAATACCTAACATATGAAGTAACTTCATTATGGTATTCCATACATCTTCTCTCTCCAAGAGTTGAAGTCTGGATTCTGTATCAAGGTTCTGGAACATATTGTTCAATGTCTCAGTCCATTGTAAACCTTTAGCTGCATTATCCTTGTTTATTTCCCCATTCTTCTCATATACACTATCATCATCAAGCTGTACTCCATTCTCATAGTTATCTCTCCAAGCATCAAGGAGATAATACACACCTTCAGGCTTATTGATGGCAATAGTTTCCATCTTGAAAGTACCATCAGGCATCATCTTCTTCTTTTGAATCCAGTAAGGCATAAAATCCTTTCTGAAGTCTTGATAGAACTGAGAGAATAAAGTCTCATCACCTTGAAGTAACTTGGTTACTTGCTTAACCCAAGGCTTGATTCTTTGCAAATCCTGCATCAAAGGAAGCATATCATCAGAGTTAATCATGTTCCTTAACTTGTCAATGAAAGTAGCATGAACATAGTCAGCATCAAGGTATCTTGTGAAACCTAAATCATCCTTTTCATACTTACCTCTATAGTCAAGTTTAGGTACTTGTCTGATTACTTTTCTTACAGCTTGTGACAGAGACTCATGTGAACTTACCTGTCTGAAATTAGTCATCCACCCATCCTTATAAGCCTCTTCTTGTCTCCAATCCTCTGCTTCATTATCTACCTCACTGTTACCATCAGGGTCATCATCATTGAGGTTTGCATCAGCAGGTGCAATGTAGTTGGGGTCTATCCTAATACCCTCAGTCATTACAAGCAAAGTACTTGCTTCCTCAGCAAGAGCCTTGTAGACATAAGGGTCATCAACTATCTTCTTATATTCCTGATTCTTATAAGTAGCTTTCTTCTTGGCAGCTTCTAATTTCTGCTCATCAGAGAACTTATCTGCACCTCTCATAGAATTGATTGCATTAAGTTCTTGCTGTATTCTACCTTCTTCTGTATCTTGTACATAAGAATTGAAGATGTTAGCTACTCTATTGAATATACCAGCAGGAGTGTACTTCTTTATAGCAGAGAATCTATCCAAGCTATTAAGTTCAGCCTGCAATTCTTCTTTCTCTACACCACTGGCATCATCAATTCTTCTCTTCAAAGAATCAGTCATTTCCTGCAAGGCATTATCAACTTCATTGCTGAAGAATCTTGCAATAAGGGTTACTCTATCTCTTCTTGTTCTTGGGTCAAAGAGTAGGTCCACCTTTTGCTGCTCCTCAACAGAAGTAATCCTTGGAGTATCAAAAGAACTGCTAAGTGCCTCATCAAGCTGTTCAGTAGCCTCACTACTTCTCAGCTCCTTAATAAACTCTTGAAGTTCATATCCCATTGGAATATCCTCAATAGACTTATTATTCTTTTCCTGCCACAGTCCAACCAAGTTAAGTACTGATTGCTCTGTTTCATTAGGAAACTTCTTAGCTAATTCTCTAATTTCTGGTGTTATAATTAAACAACTCATATAATTTAAAATATTATTTGTGCAAAGGTAAGGAATTTAATTGTAATACACAAGCTTTTATTCAAAAAGCTAAAGGGAGAACAAGTATTTAACTTATTCTCCCTTATAAGATTACTCAACAATGTACTTGACACCATTGAATATAAGCCACTTGATAGTGTTGATATTGACTGGTCTAATACCTGACTCTTTATCAGTCTTGGTAATATCCATATCTACACAATCATATCTACCATCTCTTGACTCAAATTGAATCTTATAGCCTCTAAGGACTCTATCTTCACCTTCTTCATAGGGCAAGATAGGTTCTCTGATAAGCTCAGTAATGAGTTGCTTAGCCCTTTCAGCTACTCCCTTCTTACTTGCTTTAACCTTATCAATATCCTTAGAGAACTGGTCTACAAGATAGTCAATCTCCTCATTGAGCTTCTTCTTACTCTTAGGCTTATCCTGCTTCTTGAAGCATACAGTAAATGTCTGACCAGAATGGATGTTCTCCCAGATACTTCTAATACCAAGAGTACCATCCTTCTTATCTTCCTTAGTTACCTTTACTGTAGTTTCAAACAAGTCAGCAGAATTAGTATAGTTCTTCAGATAACTCATACCAATCTGAACCTCTTCACCACTTTCAAAATGAGTAAGCCAAGCATTAGAACCTGACACTCTGTTCACAATATAGTGAGAACTCTCACTAATAATGGAACCTTGCTTTAACTGATTTATTTGTTCAATCATATTAAATAAGCTTTTCTATATTAGACATAAATGTTTCAGCCTCTTGCTTAGTAACATCAATAGTTTTGATGTCCTCCTGCAATGCAGCAATTTGAGACTCTTTCTTTGCAATCTCTTGCTCCATTTCTGCATGGAGGTTACTTGCATCCTCATGTGCAGTCTTAAACATAGACTTAATGCTTGCCATTCTTTCACTAAAAGGAAGAGTGGCTATAGTTGTTTTCTTCATACCAAAAGCCATAATTTTTTTTTTCTTAGTTATTAATATACTTTCTTGCAATAAATTCCTTCATTAAAGGTTCTGCTAATTCCTTAGCCTGAGGATGTGGAGCACCTGTAGTACCCCTTGCTCTTAGGTCAAAGAAGTGATTCCAATCAGATGTAAATCCAGTTACAACCAATTCTGTCTTTAAGGAGTTAGGTAAAACAGCTCTTGCTTGCTGAGGTGTCCATGGATTACCTTTAAATCCTGTAGTATATCTTCTATCAGCAACTCTATTTTCCCATTTATCCATCAACCTAAAATATGCCTCCTCAGCACTATCTAATGCTTGAATGTAATCACATACTTCTACATAATTACTCTTTTTATTTACCCAAGCCTTGAAGTTCACAGATTCTCCAAATGGATTCTCCTCTGTAGACCCAACTCTATAATTTATTCCATCATGCCAATATGCTCTTCCCTCTGGTATATCTAACCAACAAGGAATAATAAAGGTAAGTTCATTACCAAACTTATCCTTGGAATAGTTACAATACCTCGTACTTTCCTGAGCAAAAGACATTACTCTGTGTCTTACAAACTCATGTGATACACCTCTATCACATACAAAGTGTACACAAACTCTTTTCTCATGGAACTCTGTAGGTTTACATATATATTGCAGGTCATTGAGCCTTTCATTCTCTACTAAGACTCTCATATTGGTAGTAACATACATATTACCACCACATTCAACTACTTTACTATATGGGTTATATATATAAAATTTAGGCATTGGATGATTTTTATAAGGAGCAAACTCCATATAAATAGTACCATGTTCCAACATTGCACCATGACCAGATTTAATCATCCTATCTACAAATCCCTTAGCAGAATCTTCTGTTATTTTATCCTCGGACTTATAGCATACCCTACCTACCTTCTCAATCTGTTTATAAACTCCTTCAAGACCAGCAGGCTGTTCCCATATTTCAAAACTTGGTTTAATCAGCTTCATTGCAAAACTCTTTTAATTCTTGAATACCTAACAGACCACTATGTCTTTTTACAACATTTCCCTCATCATCTACTAAGATGAGAGTAGGTACTGTCCTTATCTCATACTTGGATGCTATATCTTCACCCTGTACAGATTGAACATCTATACTTTCATGTGGAATACCTGCAAGCTGGAGATTGCTCTCCAGCACCTTGCAGGGTCCACAAGTTCTTGAATAAATCTTTAATACTTTCATTATACTTCTTTAAGTTTAGTATTCCTCAATCACTTCAAAGTCATCAACATTCCAGTCCTTCAAATCAGAGATGGCTTTAACATCCTTCTTTGTTTTAGGAGCTATGTAATTCCAAGCTTTCTGAGGCAATACAATTTGCTCTTCAACTGCACCTTTAAGATCACAGTTTGAGTAATCTATATTCTCAAAATACTCACCATCTTCATCCTTTCCAGAGTCAGTAATCTCATAGTCAGATACCTTAATCTTTACAGTTTTACTAAGGGTGACACTTACTGTGACCTCAATTTCCCTTTCAGGATTATCAACCTGATTCCAGGGTGCATTAGGGTTATGTTCTGTCCCTGGAGGATAATATCCACTTTCAGTCATTTTTTTTTCTTTCTTTTAATGTCTGTTATCAAGTTATTCTCTTTAATTAGTCTTCGAGCAATTACACATTCAAGATTCTTAGGTATGCTGATATGCTTTCCCTTATCATTCACATAGATAGCATGGTCTCCATTATGTCTGCTATAATAGAAACCATTAAATTCCACTATCTTTATGAACTCTCTTGATGTATATTGTCTCATACTACACTTTCAGAATGTCTTTATACTTCTCATAAGTCTTTCTTATGACCTCTTCTCCTATTGGATTAGGTCTCTTTGAGTCCCTCTCTATACACTTTTGAAGAGGTGTAAAGAAGTCCTTAAATTCAAGGCTGTACTTTGGTCTTACTACATCAGGCATTGCCCACTTTGGATTATTCCAACCATCAAGCACTCCATTATAGTACTCCAATTCCTTGGGATTGAGATTCATATTGTCAATAACAATATCAAAACCATAGGACATAGAATTTAGCAAGAAAGCACTTCTCAAGCTTTTTACTAAATCCTCTCTGCTGGGAACCCAATACTTACCTAACATATTTCTGATGTCATCATTGTTGAATCTTACTCTATGTTCAGGGTCTTCAAGTGCCCATTGTTTAGCCCATGTAGTTTTGCCACTACCTTGAATACCTCTACATAAAATTATTTTAGCCATATTATAAAACTCCTTTAATCTTTAATAAAGTCCTCATTATGTTCCAATCTACATAAGGTCTGGATACCATACCATCTTCATCATATTTTAATGGTGTTCCAAGTGCTGTATCATCTATATAGATATTAGCATATATCTTAGGAGATGATGTCCATTCCTTTTGTTTAGGGTTCTCATTTATTCCCCATAAAGGTATTCCATTCTTCTTGAACCAGTCAATAGCATCCTGTAAAGTATCATTAGATACAATCTCTCCACTAAGAGTTTTACCCTGATTATTTTTATCAGGATGGCTTCTCATAGTGTAAAGAATAATCTTGTGACCTTTCTCTACTAACTTCTTCAAGATAGGAGCAGCTCCTATATCTTTGCCTACTTTAGGAAACTCATGTGTAACACAATCCCATCAAAATCCACTGCTATTATCATTTACTAAATTTTTATGTTCTGCACAATACTCACTACCTTCCACAACAGGCTTCCCACAAAAGCATCTTTTCTTGGCATTAAATCCTAATTCAATACTTGACTCTGTTGAATCTCGGATTATTTTTCTAATGATACTAAGGGCAGTATTCAGCTCATTCCTTTCAAGAGGCGTAAGTACTCCTTCTTCAAAGGAGAAGCCTGTCATACCTTTTAACCTAAAAAGTATTCTATTTCTTTTCTGCCATCTCAGTTGCTTCTCTGTCATATCATTTACTCTTGCTGACCACAGAGTTCAAAACTAACAAAGCATCCCTAAGGGTTTTCTTCTGAGCAGGAGTACAGTTACTCAATTCACTATACTCCTGTTCAAAAAGAAATGACCTTAGGTGGTTAGATAGTTTCAGAGTCTCTTTAGCCTTTGTTTTAACACTAACCTTAATTCCACTCATCTTTCTACCCTCCTATGATGGACTTAGAAAGATTCAATGTATTCTGCATCAGGAAATGTAGCATAGGCATCATCCCAAGCTGCATCTCTCTCATGCTCTACATCCTCATCATACCTATTACTATAGGTTTCCCTATGTCCATCTTTGAAATGAATTGTAAATGTCATACTTCACCACCTAATTGTTTTATCCTGTCCTTGATATACCATATAGCCTTCTTCAAATCCTCAATTTCCTTCTGATTATCTGTAAGGCTTGCATCCTGCTTATGTCCTGCCCTAAGTATATACTTAATGGCATTGCCTAAGCAAAAATCCATGTGTCTTACTATATCAATCACCTCAATCCCACATTTATCTTTAAGCCATGTATAATGTGGAGGATGATTAACATTGTCCACTCTCTTTTGTTTCTTTTGTTTCATTTTCCCAGTCTAAAAGTTTCACAAACTTGTCAAAGAAGTCTTTGTACTCCCTGACATACAACTCACCATCATTCATCCCTTTATAAATTAGAGCATTAAACCATTCTCCAGATACAGGATTCTTCATCCTGCATCTGTAGAGTGGCATATACTCATGACCTGTCTTAGGATAAACATAAGTTTTACCTCTGGTCTCTTGCAGCTTTAGCCTTATTATATACCATATACCACCTATTCCACACAGTATATACACTACTACAAAAATAACTATTCTCCAAGTTTCCATATCAATGTACCCAATGGTCTGCTAATTCTGGCACAGCTTTAATAGTTACTTTCTTACAGAAGATTGCTGCTGCATACTCCATACACTCACTTAACTTCTTAGCTTCCTGCTCTGCAATTTCCTCAGGTGGCTCTATCAGATACTCATCATGTACATCATTAGGAATGAGGACTTTGAATATAAGCCCATCATTAACCAAGTGATTAAAGTATCTAATACCTGCTATCTTAGTCATTGCAGCAGCAGTACCTTGGGAAGGATAGTTACATGACTGATTGTCAGAAGCACTCTTTCTCTTCCATAAGTGTTTCATCACTGACACATATACAGTCTCCCTGTTAATATCAATGAATCTTTCCTCTACCTTGCCTGCCTTTTTAACCTTATATGAATACCTAACAGCTATTTCTTCAATAGGAACACCTTGGGCAAACTTCTTTGCAATTTCTTGCATGACAGATGGTGGAATCTCAGATATTACTCTACCACTATCTCTTGCAGCTTTGTATATATCCCAGAAATCTTCCATACCATTCTTTCTCCTTTCAATACCTTTCAGTATAGGATAGTCATAGATGTATGCCCTTAGTCCAGTTATCTTTGAGATTAGGATATAGCCTCTATTCCACATATCTCTCTTTTGTACCTTGAAATAGCTTGCTATACCATTAAATCTCTTGAAATAGTTGTTATAAATCTCAGTTGCAAAGTCCACAGGAATGTTACAATTAGTTGCCATTGTAGGAGCCTGACCATTATAATTGAAACAGAACCTTGCCTTCTTAGCCAAGTCTCTAAGGTCTTTTCTTACCTTCCTGACATCCTTCTCTGCAACCCCATCAAGGTCTTTAGGGAAACACATCTTGGCTACAAAGGAATGTCCATCTCTCTGGGCAGGGTCATTATAAAATGCAATCCATTCCCTATCATTGGATAGTTCAGTGAATACATGACCCTCTTGGTCTCCATAATCACAATCTACCAGCAAATGACCCTTTTCAGGTACAAATGCTGCCCTTGTTTCTTCTGTGGCTGGCAGTTGTTGAACATTAACACTCTTATCATTTGCTTGTGTAGAAGTGTCTTTGTTCTCATCTGCCTCCTCTGCAATATCATCATCTTTAGTCTTACCTCCCTTGCCTTTTCCTCCTGAACCACAACTCAACCTACCTGTATCCATCATTTGATTGAATGTTGGGTGGATTCTCTGTGTAACAGGATTAATGGCATCAAGGAAGTTCTGACCAAAAGATGTCACTACCTTGAAAGCTGCTGAATACTCCAAGTATAAAGGAACAATACTGCTCTTACTTGCTTGCAACTCTATAAACTTAGACTCCACAGACTTTTTCATCTTGCCTGTTTTCTTGTCTTTGACTAATAGGTCAAACCCAAGTTCTTCAAACAATCTGATTACCTGCTTAGAACTATTCCAGTTAATGATACATTGAGGTCCAGTATCAAACTCAGCAAATAATGAAGGCTGTGGTATTACCACATACACATTATCTGCAAGTTTGGCTGGCTTGCCTTTCTTATGAGTATCATAGTTTCTTGCTATGAGAGAAGGGTCACCCTTCTTCATTACATAATCCACTACCCACTCATTAAGTTTCTGTTCAGCAACTCTTAACCTCTCAGCATCCTTATCCATCTTAGCCTTCCATTTAACAGGGTCAAGTTTAATACCACAATATTCAATATATGCAAGGACTCTTACAAACTCATTTTCAATGTCAAGTGCCACTTTCTGACCTCTTGCAGTGATAGTTTTAAGCTGTAAGTCCATAATATCCTCAAGATGCACAACATCATTTGCTGCATAAACTATAACCTCTTCTGTCATACCTGCATGTATCTGTCCTCTAACAGTCTTATCAAGAAAGATACCTAAATACCTATCACAACAAGCTTGCAAGGACAAAGATACAATGCCAGGTGGGAATCCAAGAAATAGAATTTTTTCAGCTAAATAAGTATCATAGACATTTCTGACTACAATATGTTCCTTATACAGCCATCTTAAATCAAACTTTGCATTATGAATGATGAATAATCTGTCACTTTCAAGATAATCCTTATACTGCTTGACATCAGTAGTCATACAGTCTATTACAACTTGATTTTCCTTATTACCAAGCTGAAGAGTAAGCAATTTACCCTGCCATATCTCTGTACCTGTAGTTTCAGTATCTAAACCTACCACCCGAAGAGGCTCTAATATTTTAAGAGACTCCTCTACAGAGATACACTTATACTTAGCATTAGGAAACTCAAACAGTTCTCTCTGACCAGTAACAAAATATATCATCATTCAAATGTTATAGTCCATCCATAACCCTCAACAAAGTCTATAGATTTGACAACTGCCTTGGCTTCTTCAAGCTCACATCCTACCACAATCATTGGACCTCCTGATGGGTCAATAAACTTATTTCCTCCCTGAACTTCACCTACTCTTAATGTGGGTACATCAGTTTTAAGTACATAAGTTTTAGAATCAGTACCATCAGGTTTAGGCATTTTCTTGAGGTAGTTTATAGCTTCATATCTGGACCTAAGTTTTATAATATCTTCCATTATTTCTTAGAATAAGCAATAAGACTTTCAAAGTCAAAGACATACTTATACTTTTGGAAGAACAGGCTACCAAGAATACCATGAATCTGTACACCAGACTCCTCCTTGACAATAGCAAAGGCATCATCCAAGTCATGAATGCAGAAATCACCTACAAACTCTTGTCCTTTATAAGTGACTGTCATTTCACAGAACTCAGTGTTCACCTTATTACCTTCAATTCCTGTTACATCCATGTCTTTTTCCTCTATCTTCTTATGGTCAAGAAGAGGAAGAATAGAGCTGTTGATTTGGGAGATGTTACTTCCAGTGTCCAACAAGAAGTTAAGTTTCTTATCTCCATTATAGAATGTTACCACAGGCAACTCTACCAAATCCATAGCCTCTTTGAAAGACATATTTACCCTTTTGCTCTGCTTACAGTAATCTTCTATATCATTAATGATAATAGATATAATGATTACTGCAAGCATAATACCAATTACTTCTAATACCATGCTTCATGCTTTCTTTTTAGTTATTACTTGACACCAGAAGTACCAAATCCTCCTCTGTTATTATCACCTAAGTCATCCACCTCCACAAGTTCAATACCTGAACTTAGCAGCCATTTAATCTTCTGCCACATAGTAGCTTTCTGACTAAGTTGAATCCTGAATTGACAGATTCTATCACCTGCTTCAATGACAGTCTCCCTCATAGGAGAACATACATAGTGCCACTGGTCATTATTACCATTGTATGTATTATCCACTACACCTTGACCATTTGGAGTGAATAATCCTAACTTCTTAGGACCACTACTCCTCGAATCAATAATAGCTTCAAATCCTTGTGGTAGTTGCATTGCAACTCCAAGAGGAATATAATAGGTAGGAATCTCTACATTCCTATGACCTACTCTCTCTCCTTCAATGGTCTTCCTTTTGAGGACATCAGACTGTGGTGCAGGAATAGTAATATTTACTGCTGATTTCAAATCAACCCAATCACCATTCTCATTAATCACAGGCATACAGCCTTCAGTCAATACTTTTACTTTAATTTTCAGTTTCATGTTTCCAAAATTTACTTGTTATATCTACCAACTCCCTTCCATTGACTTTATAGAATCTCTGATTGGTAGTCCTACTGTTAAGTGGACCAAACTCTTCCTTATAGGGTCCAAGTTTTATATAGTCAAAGTTGAATAGGTCAATGCTATTACTTAACTCTTGTCTCCCACTATACCAAGCTATCTTCACAGGATAATGATGTGCCCTAAGAAAAGAGGCTAAAGTATTAATCCTACTTGGGTCACTATCTCCTCCCATGAAAGCCACACAACTAATTCCCTTATTCTTTTCAGTAATTAGTTCATGAAGAGACCTAAAAGAAAGTCTTTCTCCAATATCCTGTGCCAAGTAAGAGCTATGACAGCCCTTACATTGACATGGACAATTAGATATGTTGATAGCAAGAGTTACTTCATCTGGCACTTCAGCAAAGACTACTTTTGCATCTACATACTTTAGCATATCTCACCCCTTCCATCACTATAGGTTCTATGGCTTGCTTCAACCTGCCTGTCTTTACCAAATGACTTGATAGGTCTGAGATAGCCAATCACTCTGGTATATTGGGTAATATGGTTACTATGACACTTTGGACACTCAGTGATAGGATGCTTAGTAATGTAGCCACAATCATCACACTTACTATTAGGAATATTAAATGTGAAGTAGTTGGTTCCATTAACTATGGCAAAGTCTATCAACTTGAGATACTGCTCTTTGCTCAGATGGTCTTCAAGATTAATGTGAGCTGCACTACCTCCATCAGTATATTGGTAAGTCTGTCTTCCATGAAGTATGAACTTATCAAGTACTGAGGTGTCATCATGTGCATCATAGAAGTATGAATTATACAAATTCTCATCCTCAGGAACCCAATAACCATCTTCCTTATCCCAGTTATAGTTCTTACCACCAAGACCTTCAGCAGGAACTACCTCAGAATTGAATAGGAATGGTCTATTAGCATCATGGATAGAGTGTGCCTTATTCTGCTCCTTGATAGTACCAAGAACCAGTTGCAAGAACTCAATATACTTCTTATTGTTACCAACAGTCATACCTAAGAATCTTGCAGCCTCATTCAAGCCATTGATACCTATGGTACTGTATAACTTGCTTATGTGAATATATCCACCATTTGAAGCAGCAAACATTCCCTTATCTTCGAGTTCATAGAGCATTGTCTTGAATGCAATATGATACTTGTAAACTCTCTCCAGAATAGAGATTAAATATTTCTTTAAAGATACATAATCAATGCCATCAAAAGAAGGGTCATATTTAGCAGTAACCGAAACTCCATTACAAGTAACAGTACAATATTCCACAGTTTTATACCAATCCTGTACAATCCTATTGATATTAAGAGTGATAACATTGCAGCTACCAGTCATTACACCAGTAAGACCTGATGTAGGATTGAAGGTATTCTCTGCAAGTTCATTCCTCAATCTACAACATGATGCAAGACTATCAGCACTATCTGATATATAGGTGAAGAAGCTATGACCTTCTGCATACATTTCAGCAGTAAAGTCTTTATATTCCTTGTCTATAATATCATTGGTCTTAGGGTCATAAACCATAGCCATTGTCTCTACAGGGAATGTAAGAATCTGCTTGGTTCTCAACTTATTGAAGAACTTCATAAATAGTCTTTGCAGACAATCTACTGCTTCCCATTGAGGCTTAGTACCATCAGGGTAATAGAACTCTCTAAACAATGAATCAAAGTAGGTATGGTCATAATAAGACACATTAGTGAATGGACTCTGATAAGACCTATTGCCAGCAGGCTGATTTACACCATAGATAAACTGTTTGAATGCCTTATATATAGCATCTCTAATAGTCCTCTGCTTACTGCAATGGTCTGTAGTAGTTACTACATCCAACTTTTCATACCAATTAGGTCCAAACTCCTGTACAATGTAATAGTTAAGGGCAATAAAGTATTCACCTACTGCCACTGCACCCTTACACTGAGAGGATAACAAAAAGATAAGATTGGTTACTTGACCACTGAATGATTGCAAGTCATTAGGAGGTGTTGGAGTGATACCATCAATATTACCTACTCCTTCCATCATAAGAGGATATAGACTCACAGCCATACAATACTGCTTCAAGACAGGAGTGGTTGCTTCATCATGTGTATAAATGATATGAGAGTTCAAATCCTCTTCATACTTCTTTGCTACTTCAGGGTACATTTCATTCAGCTTGTCTTTCATCCTTTGCCTCTGAATAACCCTATTAGTAGTCTTATACACTTCACCCTCAAGGTTGGCAACATTCTTCATAGTTACATTTGCATTACCATCTGTCTCTGATGAAGTAGCTGCATTCTCATTGGATTGACTATACTCATTCATATAATCAATTCTTTCCCTAATGAACCTTGCCTGCTTATGTTGCTCTCTATAAATGATATAACTCTTTGCTACATCAAAGTGTTTGTCATTCATAAGAACATCCTCAACCTTATTCTGTATCTCCTCAATACCTATTGTATCTCCATCCAAAGTGCCAAATAGAGCACCAAGCATATCATACAGATACTGAGGCATTTTCTTGTTACAAGACTTAAAGGCTTTCTCTACAGCATTTATAATCTTGTCAACATTAAATTCCTCTATACTGCCATCTCTTTTTACTACCTGCATATTTTTTTTTTATTTATATTTCCAAATAAAACCACCAGCAGATTTCAATCTTTCTTTACAGCAAGCAACAATATTCCCTTGAGAAATATTTAATATCCTTGAAGCTTCGGATATAGTGTTCCATTCTTTTATGAATACTCCTTGCTTAGAACATTGTAATACTGCTTTATTATTCCAAACATTATTTCTACCTTTTAGAGCCTTACTAATATTAAGACAATGAGCTTTACTGTGGGGCTTTCCTTTTTTAGCATTACTTATTCTCTGTCTAGTTTCAAATGACTGATTTAATTTAGCTTCTGACATCTTCTTTTTAGCTTCCTTAGACATTTTTCTACCTCTATTCTTAGAAGCAATCCTCTCTATAACATCTTTAGGTCTCTTCTTGCCAGTATGTTTTATACTCATAGAGATTCTTGATTCTTGAGAATGATGAAATCCTAAAGTACCATCCCCACCATTGGTAAGATTATAACCAGAGTTAGGATTATTGGCTTGATATAGATTTATATAGTATTTTTCAAGACATTTAGCTTCCTCACCTGAGATTCCTGAGATTATTATCTCATGCCTTATATTATTCCAACCATATTTCAATATGGCTCTATAAAAATACACCTGCCTATTATAGCCTAACCCATTATTCCACCTCTTTATTGGATTTTGTGAAGTTATACCAACATACACCTTATTAGATGGGGTAGTATGAATGTAAACACACCACTTTCTCATAGTAAATTCAACCAATGTATTAAATTATTTAAACCAGTCTCATTTACTCCCATAGGAACTTTTGGTCTTGAAGTAAGATAATGATGAAGCTCTTTACCTATCTCAAATGGGTCTCTCATTTCTATCTGATTATACTTACCAAAAGTAAGAGTTCCTTTCTCAAAAGTAAAGGGCACTTCCCATACTAGTGGAGTATTATTCCCTTTAAAGACTATTATATCCCTATAATTAAGAATTTTAAAGTCCTTAAAGTAGTCATCCCTTAGTATATTATCTTGAAGTATTCTTACATAAAGTCGATTTTGTAATTGATAATTCCACTCTACATAATGCTTAGGGAAATCCCATTCTTTATCAGAAAGTTTACAGCTTGTTTTTAAGTCTATAGGAAGTATCTCTTTAGTATCATGGAAAATGACTATTTCATCAAACATACATCTATAATCTATTCCTTCAAGACAAGCTTTAAACTTCAACTGATAAAATCTTTCAATGTCTGGTTCAAATGGATTATCCTCTGCAAAGTAGAACTGAGTGGATTTGCTCTCTTTCAATGCCCTTACTGCATTGCACACATCTTGATAGGTCTGAGTATCAAGTATAGTCTTACTACCTGCTATGAATAACAGGTTATAGTAGTCAGCACCTTTCTCCTTGATAACCTTAGCCCTTGTCTCAGGCTTCCAGTTCATCTGATAACTCTGATATTCAGTCTCCTTAATGATTGCATCATCAGGAATTGTAATAAGACTCCTATAAGAATCTCCATACTGACTGAACAAAGATTTTACCATCTTTGTAATAGAGTCTGGAGTAGAAGGAAACTCAGCAACCATAAATCTTTCATCAAACTCTTCTTGACCACCTGTGATAATACTGTCTACAGCACTACCAAAAGTAAGAGAAGGTGTCTCTAACCTGTCAAATAATTTATCCAAGTTATTGAATCCCTCCCTCTCATATCTTGCAAGGGTTGAATAGCTTAATGCTGGGTCTGCCCTATATGTTTCCTCAGACACATCCCAAGATATACTTCTTAAAGATTTTCTATCCATTAGTAATAATCTTGATTATATTCTTCACTACTGAAATCTTCATATCCCTCCTGCTCTGGCAATTCAAGTGCCTCACAATAGGTGTCTACTTCTGACTTCAACTTTCTCATTTCTCCAAGGTCTGCTTTCAGATACTCCTCTTTGGGACTTTCCTTACTAAGACCTTTCTTTACTCTGACAAGAGATGAATCAACTAAGAGTTGGAGAGACTCAAAGTCCCTGCTATTCAGGAACTTATGTGCAAGCCTTGCATCTCCTTCAGGTAATGAAGAGACCAAAGCCTCTATTCTGTCTATTGGTTCTCTATTGTCCATAACTCTTGATAATTTCTACTGCCTGCAAGAGTTGTTTCTTGGTATATACCTCAAAATATATAGACCTCTCACCTTTCTCAATACACAGATTATCAAGATATTTTATAAACATCTTTTTCTTGATATAGAATACATCATTCTCTATTCCTTTGGCTTCAATGTAAACATTAAGGTCTTTATACTTAAAATAAAAGTCTGGTGTATATCTGATACCAACAATTTTACCTGTTTTCTGAATAAGTATCTTTGAAGTACGGGTGTCTATGCCATCTGATAATCTTTTGATTTTCTGCTTATCAGTCTCCTTGTCATAATATGGGGTAATAGGCTCAAAACCCTCCCACAAAGTAAAGGTAGTTGGCTCATATTGAGGTTCAAACCCTTGTTGAAGAAGAGTATTGTATATGCTCTTCTCCAACTGGGATTTGAATGTTATACCCTTAGAACTACTCTGTGTGGCATTTCTAATTTTCTTATTTGCCACTTTTGAACATTTCTTTAAGAATATCCCTTGTAATCCTGCAAGCAATCTTAGCATCCTCAATGGTTCTGAATGCTGCAAAATTCCTGTAGTTCTTGATGTGAGCCTTATTAGCCTTTATAATTCTACCATCAAGCATAGAGATTACATAAATCTCAGGACTCTTTTCAATATGGTCCTCATACTTCTTATCCAACTCAATGGCTATTTCTCTAAGTACCATAGAGAATGCAGCAGCAGGAAGGATAGCATCTACACTATTGAGATAGTTATAGACCTTCTCAACTTTCCAGCCAAGTTTGTCTGCAATCTTCTGAATGTAGTACTCCAGTTCCATAGGAACCTCAGTCTCAACTACAGACTTTGCAGGTTTGGTAGTAGTAACAATACCAGCCTCAAGGAGTTCAGGAAGAATGTCCTTAGTCACTACAATGTGCTGAACTATAGTGCCCTTACCAAAGAAGGGGTCTTTCACTTTAGATACTTTAGTCAGAGTGTCTCCAATCTGTACCTCTTTACCATTTGTCAAATAAATCTTTTCCATTTTGTTTTTTTTTATTGTTTAGTTATTAATACTCTTCATACCATTTTATTGGTACACCATAAATTCCTTTTACTCTATTACTTATATCAATAAATAGTTGGTGTGGCATCTTAGTGCCACTCCTTGCAAAGTATGCAGGATGTTCAATCTCTATAATGTGATTGAATCTACTATTGATATAAGGTTTGAAAGTTTGAGCCTGTCTGCCAAATAGCACATATACTATGGCTGTGTCATATTCAGACAGGTTCTTCAACAGTTTAGCTATGAAAGGTCTCCATATCATCACATGGGAGCCTATCCTGTTCATCTCTACAGTAAGAGCAGAGTTTATCATTAGTATCCCTTGTTTAGCCCAACTCTCTAAAGTCTGGTCAAAGGTAATACAATAATGTGGAACCTCAAAATTAATGGCTGCTTCTTTAACAACATTTAATGAAGGAGATAAGTTATCCTCATCAACCTCCTTCCTGTTACCAAAAAGTATGCCAGTTGCTCTTGGCTTACCCATATACTTATCTGGGTATGGGTCCATGCCCACCATGACTATTTTCAAGTCATTGAGAGGGCAAAGCTCAAATGCCCTGAACACATCAGATTGGGCAGGACATAGAGGCTTCCTCCTATATTCCTGTCCAACCTTAGCCATTACATTGTTTAGCTCTGCCCTATCAATTACTTTCATCCAATCTCCAAAGTATTCATCTAATGTCATATCAACATCATTATGTCATCCATATTGTCAATAAGGCATTCATTCAGTGCATCATTAGTAGTGGCAGATGGAGTAGGCTTGATAGGCTCTATAAAGAACTTATCAAAATTATCTACTACAACTTTCACCTTTTTACTCTCTGGATTGACACCAAACTTGTAATTAGGAAAACTTACTTCTTTACTTGTATAGAAAGGAATAAGTTTCTTAATAATACCTTTGTTAATCAACTTGTCAGACTCTAAGAATACTTTAGGGCTAACATGGCATACAGGTCTATAATAGACCATACTATTGCCACCTTCTTCTGTATGTACCTTTCTTGCAGTTAGTGTACATAACAGCAATGGAGCATAGCTTTCATCAAAGATAATGCCTCTGCCTCCATAATACACTTCACCTTTGTTGGTAGTTATCTTCTGCAACCTCATGTCAAATCTTACATTATTGAACATTTGCACTATGATACTATCAAAGGTTCTTCTCTCCTGACTTGGGGCATTATCATACAATGGCAGTATTATCCTCTTGGTTCCTACAGCTGGATGATTTATCTTCTCTGACACTAAGCTCTCAAAGTGTTCTCTTGCAATCACAGGAATCTCTACCTCATCATCATTTACTTCAATGATAAGACTTCTCCTAAACACATTATTACTATCAAGAGATAATTCTCTTTCAAGCTGGGTTGGATTATTGCAGTCACTGCTGTTAAAAACACTTCTAACACTGCGTGCAAATCTTATACTAAATTCCATTATACTTCAGTTTTGAGATACATTGTTTCTGCATTATATGTGGTGAGGAATGGCAGGTCTCTGTCAATGAGAGGCTCACACTGATTAGCACAGAAGTTCACAAACAAATTGACCATATAAGATGCAATCATATTTGCACAGAAGGTAGTCTGCTTATAGGAGCATATTGTCTCATCAGCTTCTGCATCAGAGAATAAATACTCATTACTGTACCTATTGATGTTGTACTCATCATCTCCCTTAATACACAATACCTGAAACTCCTCTGCTGCCAACCTACCATCAATGAACAGGCAATTCTTCCTTTTCTCCTCTGGTTTGGACTGAACATGGTTTACCCATTTATTAAAGAAGAGTCTTCTTGCTGCCATATTATCAAAGCCACAAATCATAATGTCTGATGCTTCAGATTCATTGGTAAATCTCTCATTTGTTGCAAAGACACTGCTATAGCCAGCATAGTTTCTAATCATCTCAGCCAGTGCAGATACTTTAGTTCTGCCTAAATCAGACTGACCATACAGCTGACCTGACATATTGGCAGCTTCTACTATGTCATCATCATAGATAAACATAGAAGCTGGCTTCATTCTTGCCAATAAGAAGCCTACATAACTACCAATACCACCTACACCTGCCAAAATGACAGTCTTCTTCTGAATATTCTCATACCAAATGGCAGAACTAAACCTACTTGTAGCTTCATCTACAAGCAAAGTTGCAGAGTTTGTAGGTATTTCCTGATGTGCATCCTCTACAGCTTGGTCAAGGATAGCCTGTTCTTCTTCTGAAAGTTCAAAGCCAATACTATCACCATCATTTTCCATAGGATTATCTGATTCAGGTACAGTACTCTCATTGAGGTCCTCTATAAAAGAATTATAAGCTTCCTGTAAAGTTGCAGGAAGGCTTTCTTGGGCTGTTACTTCTTCATTCATAATATTAAATATTTTTGAAGTGCATCAATATACCCTTTGATATAATCATTTTCAGGGAGTTTTGTAAGCTCCTCTATCATATCATGGGCACAAATAGCACAAATTTCTGTTTCATCAAAGCCAAGCTCTTCCAACTTCTCGTCTGTCACATACCATGTCAGATATTCTGCATAGGTATCTGCCCACATTTTGAAATTTTTCATGCCTTCTTCACCCTTACCAAATCTATTTTCATACAATGCAGGCATTGACTTAGCCCATTTGGTAATGTCAATCTTACTATCATTAGAGATAATAATGCTGCCTGTAATCAATTGAAGTACAAGAGACTTCAAAGTAACTTTATCAAATGTTACCTGACCATAAGGTATTTCATATCCCTCTTCAAATGGCAAGTCATCTGCATTATCAAAGAGAGTTGGCTGAACTACCTCAGGTTTACTATCTTCCTTCTTGACAAGATTTGCTGGACCTGCCTTTGTACTATAAGAGTTAGCAATAACAGGCTCATAGCCACTTGAATATACAGGTGTCTGAGCTTTCTTGGCTTTCTCTGCCTTAGCTTGCTTGATTTCCTCAAGTCTTGCTGCCATATCTGGAAAGGAATAATTCTCACCTTCTTTCTCTATTTTAAGATAGAACCATTCAATCTCATCTGCATCACTTACATATTTCTTAGTGTCCTGTTTTTCACCATCACCAAAGAACTCGTAAGATACAGATTCCATGACCTGCTTTGACTTGATTCTCCTTGTGATTGCAGCAGTATAGGAACCTGCATTATTCACAATAAGAGACACAAAATTATTCCTATCCCTACCTTCTTCCTTTAGAGTAGCAGTGTCTGTTCCACTAAAGAAAGTACTCATATTGTTATGGGAATGTATAAGACCCATCTGACAATCAAGCAATTCAGGATTTTCACACATGTAGGATATTACATCAGGATTCATATCAAACTCTGTATAGGCTTGAGTTCCAATATCCATGATATAAATGTCCACACATCTTATTACAAGGTCATTATTCTCAAATGAACCTTCATGTGTAAAGAACAATGTACCTGACCATTCAGTATTCCATACCTTCTGACAGGTAAACCTTATCTTTCTTTCCACTTCTGCTGGAATAATCAGCTTATAATTATAGGTACCTAACTTCTGTACCAAGCTGATTACCTTTGTGGGTTGCTTTGTTTCTTCCATATCTGTAATTTAATACTTTGAGTATTGTTGTTAATATGTATAATGCAGTCCGAGTATCAAGAATTATACTCTTGTTCTCATTCCTCACTTCTGCAATATCTGTAATATCTACAGTTATCTCTTTTCCCTTGAATACACAGACTTTCTTGCCTATATACTGAGCATAGCTGTTTACATTATTCCTGTCTCCATCATAGTAAATCTTTCCATTGTCTATGATGCACTCCCTCAAGATACCAAGGCTCTTCAAGTCTGCAAACTTAGTAGTTAGTTCATCTTTATTGAACTGGTCATTATACCATTTAATGAACTCATTACTGATGAGTACAATAAATTCAATAAGTGACATTCCAATAGAATAAGAGCCATTGACATAGTTAAATTTGAGCTTCTTAGAGTTAATAAAGTACCTTACAAACTCCTTGAATTTACCAGGAGCAAAGGCACCTCTATAGTAATTAGGAGACAGATATGTAATGAATCTATCTACACCTACTTCCATATCATTGGTACCTAACTTCTCCAAGTAATTATAAGGTACTCCAGCAACAGATTCTACAGTTACATACTTACTCAGTTCAAGGCAGAACATATTCCACATATCCTCATCATAATCCCTATTGAGGGCACTAATAGTACCATTAATAGGACCACTGCCTGTACAAGGATTTTGGAATTTGGTGAAATCATTTTTAGGGATAGTCATGATATGACTGTGCATGTAATCACTTCTAATGTGAAGCAGGGTATATTCTGACCTGTTAAGTGTGAATCCTCCATTCAATGTGCCATTATACATCACTTTCACCTTAGCCCACAGGTGGTTAATATCCACAAATCTGTCATGCTCATTAGTTACTCTTACATGAGGAAAATGTACAAGAATGAATATGCCATTGAACTTAGCATTACCAATTCTTTCCTTTACTCTATTATCTGTAAGCACATTAACAACCTTTTCTGCCTGGTCTCCAGGTAAATCAGTAATAGCCTGTGTTTTATACATACTCCAGTCATTCCTGTTCATGCTTACAATATTACCATCAGGAATATAAGTAGATAAAGGCTCTATATTCATCCAAGATTTGAACTTGTCCAAACTCCAATATCCTTGCATATCAACTTTATCTTCCCCAAAGAAGTCATTGAATATGCCTAATACTCGAAGTGGCTTGTCCATCAAGGAGTTATATAGTTCCTCTATCTTCTCCTCAATTAATTTAATTGTTTCTCCACTCATATTACTGTAAAAAAAAAGTAGGTAAGGGGCATTTCTAACCTCCTTACCTACTGTTACTTACCTTTGTTAATTGACACCCATTCCTGCGAACATACTATCAATCTCATCATCAGAGTAAGGAGAAGCTGACTTAGGCTTGTACTCCTCAGAAGGTTCAGCACTTACTGCAACCTTACCCCCAAGAATACTAATCACTTCCTCTTTCTCATAATCCTCAATTGTGCCATTGTCCTCAAGAATTTCCACCAACTTACTGATAGCAGCTCTTGCTACAGTATCAACACATTCACCACCATTACTTGCAGGTGCTACAGGAGCATTTGCTTCAGGAGTGTTTACAGGTGTTTCCACCTTTTCCTCCTTCTTAGCCTCAGCCTTAGGAGCAACAGGTGCAGGTTTTGCAGCACCATTACTCTGTACCAGTGCAATAAGGTCAATAGTCTTACACATAGTGAAGTTCTTACCAAACTTCTTTACACAGGCATCCTGCAAACCCATAGACTTGATGGCACTATATGCCTCAGCTCTGCTCATTGTAGCAGCACCACTTCTGATTTTCTTGTTGGTGTTAGTAAGCATGAAAACCAACTCATTGGTGACAGTTCCCTTGTAAGGAACATCATGTGGCAGAACTGAATCATCATTCTTCAATTCAACCTTTGATGTGCCTTCAAAGAAGGTCATACCATCATAGTCAATACCATTGGCTCTCAAGTCACTTTTCAACTCAGCAAGGGTCGTGGCTGCTGACATAATAACACTCTTCTTCTGATTCTTAGTCTGTACGACTGTAATTTTTCTTGCTTCCATGTTTTCACTTTTTTTTTTATAAATTGAACTTATTGAAACTTTAATCTATACAAAAGGGCAAATCATTCCAATCATTGTCCTCTTGTCTTGAAGAGATGAATAAAGGCTTGATTATTCTAAGGAACTCATCTTTGCCCTTAGCCTTATACAAGTCTGAAATATCTTTCCCTTCATTAAAGGGTGGTAATACTACATTAGTAAACCCTGTTTCTTCAGATAATTTCTGAGCATCTTTTAATCCTGGCTCATCATTATCCAAGCAAATGAAGACTTGTTTATATCTTCTTTTCAGCTCACTAATTGCAGTATCACTCATCCTATATCCCTCACCTTGAATGGCAAGAGATGGAATACCTGTGTTAGCCCATAGACATAAAGCATCCTTCAGTGAAGAACAAATGCAAATCTGTTCCCCATATTCAGGTACTTTAGTCCATAGGCTTACTACAGAATTGTCATGCTTGTTACTCCACTTATAACCAGCTTTATTGAAAGGCTGATATATCTTTAGAGTAACTTTTCCCTCCTTGTGTTCTACATAAGCATAGGCATATTTGTCAGCTCCAAACACATATCTATGACCATCTTTTATGACAATCTTATGAGATATGGGATAAACCTCTGCATACTTGAGCCATTCCAAGGTTATACCATAGGAAGCCCAATATTCAATATCATAACTTCTCCAATCTCTGACTTTGCACTGCAAATCTGTATCTTTGTTGTAACTACTTGTACTTCTTACAGCACAGGGAGTATATGAATGAATACTGGCACCACCACAGAACTTTGAAATATCCTCATTAATTTTACTCAAGACCTCCTTAAAACCACAATTCCACATTTTACCAAGAAGGTCAAACAGACCTCCACTATCCTTTGTAGCTAAGTCTATATAAAATATCCTTATCCCATCAGAAGAGTAAAGACCAAAGGAAGGTCTCCTATCCTGCCTAAGGGGACTATTGATTATGCACGGAACCTCCGTGACTCCCAAGTAATGTGACAGGATGTCTGCCTCTGTCACTTTACTTAGAATATCATCAAGGCTCACAGAAGATTTACCAGAACTGAATGCCATTGCTTTTTTTTTTAGAAATTACTACTTACTTACCAAAATTCCAAGGTGTACCACCAGCATCATTGCCAGCAGGGAAAGGCATATCACCTGATGCACCAGAGTTACTAAGGTCAGTAGATTCTACATCATACTCCTTCAAGTCACCTACAGTAAACTCAGTAGTAGGATATGCACCAGCAGCCTTTCTTTCCTGCAAGTCTGCATCCAACTTGCTGTAGTCAGTGATATTGTTCTTCAAGAACATCTGATTATAAACAGCCTGATACTGCTTGTTATCATCAGTGGTTCTTACACCAAACAGTACCTTAACCTTGTTATTAGGCTGCAATGCAATAACATCTCTCAGCTCCTTGAAGTTACCCTTGAAGTACTCATCAATACTCTCAAGTCTTGCCTCACAGTCCTCAGGTTTATCTACCATAACCCAAGTATTATTGACATACTTCATTACATTAGGAATGTTGAGGTATGCCTTGATGAAGTTGGTAAGCTCTTCCTCACCATGATAAGCAGGTCTATAGCCCTTATCAATGTTGGCAGGACCATTCTTATATACAGGAATTTCATGTGCCTTAGCCTGCTCTACAGTAACCCAAGCAGTTCTACCATACTTATCAATTACCTGTACCTTAGTCTGGTCTCTGTTGTATCTGTACTCCTTTCTGATGAAGAAAGCTACCTTAGTAGTAAATTCAATACCACCACACTTCTCAGCATCAGTCTTAACAATGAAGTCAAGTCTGACATTCTGTACTTTATGCTTATCCTCACCTACCTCAACTTCACCCAGATACTCAGGGTCATTTTCAAGTTGGGTATTATACAGCTTCTCAAGCTCTGCTTTGTCAGGATTTACAGCCAAAATAGATACAGGAGCTACACCTGTATATCTCTTTACTGCATTGCCTTCAGTAGATACTTTACCAGCAGCAAATGCCATAAATGCAAAATTTGTCTTCTTCATTTTCTAATGATTTTTCTTGTTCTTGATTCTATTTCTTACTACTCTGATTACTCTCCAAGGGGCAGTTTGTCACTGTCTTCTGCACCATTGTTGAAAGGATTAGTAGGGTCAAAAGGAGACTCTTCACCAGCCTTTACTTCTGTCTCAGGTGCCATCTCAGTATCATCTACTGTCTCAGGAGCAACATCTTCAACCTCAGGCTCCTCTGTATGAATCTCATACACATTAGCCTCTTCATTGAATACTACTGTACCAGCCTTAGGCTCATACTTAGTAACCTTTACAGGCTTACCATCCTTATCAACCTTACCAGTATCTTCTACCTTCTTGACAACCAAGTCTTCACTTGTGAGACCACCTGTCAAAGCCTTGACACCCATCTCATGTCCCTCAATCTCCTCAGTCAGAGCATTATACTCTGCATTGAGTTCACCAATCTTGGCAGCAATCTTATTCTTCTTTACTACCAAAGGATTAACATTCTGTGCAATTCTCTTTACACCTGCAAACTGTCTTACTGTTAATGTCTTCATATTTTCTTATATTAAAAGATTTGTAATAACTTTCTTTCTTGCCCCCTCTTATTTAATGGATTGGGAGCACTCCATAGCTTATATACTGTGAACTTTCTCTCGTAGAAACTTAATGCTATGTTGAGACAATGTGCTAACAGCTGTTTACTTTTCAGCACATTTATCACAAATATAGCAGTTTCATGATATGGTTTCCCATGCTCCATACAATACTGCATAAGTACTATACTGGCATCACTTTCAGTAAGTCCACCAAAGGCAGCTAACCTTGATATTCTTACAGTCTCATTCCTATCCATAAATCTCCCTCAATTTGTCTACTACTATAGACAAATCATTAGGAATCTCATCAGGAAGGTCATCCAATGCACCAAGACTGTCTTTAGCAGGATATTCTCCATCAAACTCCTTGACAAAGTGCTTGATAGGTCTCTTATTTTCTGCATCATACCCTACCTTGCCAAAGAGGATAATATCAAACTTACCCTCAGGAGTAATGTAGTCATCAACCATCTTTCCAGTGGTCTTGAACTTGTAGGAAATGGAGTCACCATTCTTATCCTTATACTCCTCATAGTGGGCACAGCAGATGATATTCTTATCCTCAGGAAGTCCCTTGAAAGCATCAAAGATGAGACCCATTCCATAGCCAATCTGCTTAGGAGTATCCCATCCACCTTTCATGGCATTTGCCATATAGAAATCCTGTGCAAGATAATTGAAGTCATCAATCACAATGTTCTTGAAAGGAGACTTCTTCAGCATATTTATGAGTTCTGCTATCACTGCAAACCTATCAAGACCTGTAAGACTATCTACCTGTACCCTATTACCTGTACCAAGGGCATTTGCATTTGTAAGTTTCTGTGTAGGCTTACCTACATTCTCTACTCCAATGCTACCCTCAATCAGTTTGAAGTTAGGGTTAGGAACACCCCTACCAATACACTGAATAACATAAGTTTCCTTTGGGTCAAGACCTTTGATACCTAACTTCTCCCTACCACAATAGGAAGTAGTCTTTCCAAAGCCTGACTTAGCCAAAACTAAAATCTTTGCCATTGTTTTTTTTTTGTTTTATAATGTTACTTTTACTTGAAAAGGGCTGCAAATTTATGAAATATTTTCCACCTGTGCAACTCTTTATTCATTTTATTTATTCCATAACTAAAGAAAGTCTTAGCAGTTTTGCTCTTCCTTGATTCCATATAGTTATATACTCTTTGTAGTGCTTCCTTATCATCAGGTCTTGGGAGTTCATAAAATGTACTCACTGCACCATCAAAGAATAAAGGACAGATTTGACCATTTGCTCCATAGTCTCTATCTTCAATCACTTCCATGAACCTTATATGGTTCCTGAACTTGGTTATATCATATCCTTCATACTCTCTTAGTCCATACTTAAATGGACTATAAAGACCCATAACCATATTGGCATCTCTGGTAGTAGTCTTACAATCTGCAAGACCATCAGAAGATGGTTTGAGCTTATTCAGCTTTTGGTTCTCAATACCTTCTTGAGCTTGTGCTTGATGCTGAATCAATACAAAGATGAACTTCAATTGATTTCTGAGAGTAATACCATACTTGCTCATCTTATCAATAGTTTCCATCTTCTTCAATCCACTTTCAAGAGATAGATTTGAGGCATTGTCTATGATGATTATTCTCCTCTCCTCTGGGTCATCTGGGGTATAAGGATTATCATTATCTACCACATCTGCATCTATGATTTTATCTGTGATAGGGTCTTTCCTCTTACCTTTCTTAAAGTTAAGATGTCCATGAGTAAGGGCATAGTCCCTACAGTACTTATTGATTCCTGTAGGATTCCTTTGGTCATCAATATACTCAACCATATCCTCAAATGCCTTGATATACCTCTGATATTTATCAGTCTCAAGCAATTCAAGAATCTTCTCATCAATAGGATGGTCTCTATCTGTACTTTTCAGTTCAGTAGGAGACACCTCTATCCCATCCAGTCTGAATAACAGATGACACAAGAACTCATTATACTTTTCCTCTGGACTCATCTCCAAAGTAAAGTAGAGAACCTTTACTCTCATCTCAGGATGCTCCAATATAAAGAACAAGGGTTCATATACAAATAGATAATCACAGAACTTTGATTTACCTACCTTCTGATTGGCAGTTACCACTATGAACTTAGCAGTTTCAATGCCTGGAACCCATGCTCTAAATCTTGGAAAAGGAAAAGGAATACAGTTATAAAGTCCATTAAGAACCCTGTCTCTCCTTAACCTTAGATTTCCCATTACTTGTTTGAATCTACTCATAATCAGTTAATTGTAGAAGTCCAATCATTTCTTAGATTCTCTTCTTGACCAGCATTCTCAATATAACTAATCAATTCTGAGTCTCCTTCAACCTCACCAGCAGCACCAACTTTCTCTTTGAATATGAAATACTTTAATAACCTCATATATGTATAGTTCCCATTGAAACCCTCCACATACTTACTGGTTGCCTGTATGATTTGCTCATCAGTATAAGTATTTCCATACTTCTTGAAGAATAACTTCAATCTTCGTACAATCAAAGCCACTCCATCTGCCCAATAATAGTTAGTACCATCTTTCTTGCCCTTAGGAAATATCTCCTTGAGCCTTGTAGCCAGCTGAACTAACCTGTCATTAGGTTCTTGTTTCTTATCAGAGTCTACAATTACAGAATCTATTACCTCAGTACCTTTATTAGTGAGTCTCCATCCAACCTGCTGAAACAGGTCATCCCTGTTAGCAGTTATATAGCCTTTCTTGATTAGCTCCTTTTGGGCTGCATCAAGGTCAGCATTATTATGGATGGCAAGCATTAAAAGAGCCTCAGCAAGACTAATGTTGTTCTTCTGACACCCTTCCTTACTTAAACATATTGTCATAGCTTAATGTCATTAATACTATCAACACTAATGATAGAATCCTCAGAGTACTCCTCTATCATCTTCTGTACAAGTTCTTCTTCCCTTGTATCCTTGAAATAAGGTATGATGATAATAGGAGACTTATGTCTAAGTATTCTACCAACTCTTTGCTTTACTACAATCTCTGAACTATTCAAGTTGCAGAATATACCTATCCTACAATTAGTCAAGTTCACACCTTCATTGAGTATGTTACAGGCAGTGATATGCTTAATCTTGTTAAGATTAAACATTTCAAGGTTCTTCACTGAAGCCTTATTCTTCGAGGTGATATTGTATTTACCTAACCTCTCTGACTGTTCAATACTACTACAGAAAGTCAAAGTCTTGTAATTCCTGAACTTGTCAAGAAGAGATAATACAAGGGCTTCCTTCTGTTCAGCACACCACTTCAGCCTTTTGCCTGCTGTTGAAAGCCATAAGTTCTTCATTCTCTCATTTCTTGAGTTAAAGTACTTATTTTTGTACCACTCTATAAGTGAAGAGACACTATCATAATAACCTTTCTGAGTAGTGATTATATCACGACCAAACTTCTTAACCTTATAGGTATAATTAGTAGTGTCCAAAGTCAAAGGCAGTAGATATACTATAGGCTCAGGCAATACTTCATCCTCTACAGCTTCCTTGAGACCACATTTAATGACCTCAGCCTTGTGACTGTGGATGAAATAATCCCTCATGTCTCTCTTGATAGTGGCAGACAATCCAATGAAAGATTCATTGATATGAATAGTCTCCAATACATCAATTCTTGCTTCTGATAAATGCTGCATCTCATCTGCCACTACTACATCAAAGTATGAGTTCTCATAGTTCTTTAGTGACTCATAACACTCAATGGTAATATAGTCAGACTTGATACCTCCCCATTTCTCAATCTCATCCCTCCAAGTCTGCTTATGTACAGTCTTAGCTACAAGAATAAGTATAGTAGTAGGGCTTTCATCATTCCTGAATACTCTATCACATATATGATTAATGAGGTCTATTGCCAATTTGGATTTACCAAAGCCTGTGATTAGCTCCAGTATCATATACTTAGTCATATCTACCTTAGATAAGGCTAAATCATGTATCTCTTCTCTTGTCATTTTTTGTTTACAATACTTTTTAATGTACTTATGTATTCTTTATCACTTGCATAGTTAATATTCTCAAGAAAGGTATAATAGTTATCCGGAGGTTGATATTTCTTCTGTATCCACTCCTTATAAGCTACAACACTTTCAGCCCAATGCTTGAACTTACAATATCTCTTTTCTTTACTATTATAAAGACCAAAGAGATTATTGTATTTCAAACATACCTTAGACTTGAAATGTCCTGTTTCAAGAACAGCTTGAGCATAGACAATATCTTTATGCTCTAAACCATAATAAGACAAAGCCTCCTCCAGACCCTCCTTAGGGGTCTGAGAGAAGAACTTTGGTTGCTCATTAATAATGGTATCAGCTACCTCTATGACAGGGACAGTTTCAACCTTTGGCTGTTGAGAAACTATACTCTTGACTTGCAAGAGTAATACAATTACTACACTCCACGGCACCACTGTAGCTGCTACAATGAGTGCTTTCAACCATTTATTTCTCATATCTTTCTTGAAAAGAATTTATCCTTAAATCTCCAGTATGTGTACCAAGTATCATAGTATGGACCTTCATCAGGATAGAGATAATATTTCAGCCATACAATCCAAAACACAATAGTTTCTGCTATATTAACAAATGGAATGATACTAGTAATAAGCATAATAAGTACTATACATAAAGGAATACCTATTTTTTCAGCTTCTTTCCAATCAAATGGAGCACCACCTTTTACTCTACAGGAGTAAGTATGCTTTAGTACATATATCTGGATTATGAAGGATATTAAACCAATTATAACCCAAGTCATAGTTACTCAATGCCTTTGAACAATGTAGGCAAACTACCATATACAGGAAGCTTACCATCCCATTTATCAATCCACTGCTGCTTTAGACCCTTGTCAGAGCCATAGAGATTCACTTTAATACCTTCACAACCTGCATCTACTCTTTCATATCCACAGGATGTCATTGAGAACACCATAAACAGGGACAGAAGCCCCAAAATCAATTTACTTTTCATGTTTTCTTTCTAATTTAATTGTTGTTAAACACTTTGTTCTGACTGATAGATATAATATTGCCACTACCATAAAGAATCCTATCACATTCTCAATGGTATTAGGTGCTGAAATCATTTCAAGTCCTAATGTCAATAGGACAATGAAGATTACAAACCATACAGCAACTTTTACTACTACTTTACCCATAATCTACTTTCTTCATGTTTTTTTTGTTAAACTTATATTGCTTAGTCAGAGAGACTTTAGTCTCTTTCTTTGGTCAGAAATACATAGCTAGGCAACTTCTTATTGCTTGACCATTTATATTCAGAGTAGGTGATGTACCTTGGGTCAATATATTCTTTCCCATCTTGTGCTCTACATACATAGAACCCAACACCTAATCCTACCTCTGCTATTTTGGCAATCCCCATATAAAAATAAGATGCCACATAGTCTAACTTTGCAGCTACATACACTGTAGCCTTTCTTGTCTTATATAAACCAGTTGAGATGTAGAATGTACCAAGAAGTTGCTTCTTATGTGTCTCCTTAGCTCTCTTACATATATCATACAACTTTCTCTTGCTTGGAAGACTTTGAGTATTAAGTTGCTGTAATGTAAAAGGTGATGGAGCATGAGAACCTTCAGGTCTTTTGCTTCTCTTCTTGTAATTGATAATGCCATTGGACAAGTAGAAACCTCCTCTATAGTCTATGTCCTCTTTTTCTTCAAACATATCATAGAATAGTTCTTTTAAGTTATACTTCTCAGTCCCTTTTCTACATCTCTGTAAGAACTCAGAAAACACCTTATCTACTGGTCTGCCTACATTCTTCAATAGGAATTTATGCAAATCCCCGTGGAAATGGCGACAACCATCATCAAGCCAATTATGAAAATACCATCCGGCAGCCTTCTCACTGCCTCTCTTTAATATTCTCTTTCTTGGGTACTTTTTAGCCCATCTTGACTTCTTCCCACTCCTGTTCCTATTAATAGTAAATTCTATCATATCTCAAACAATTTTATGTAAGTCCTCTTATACTGCTCATTCCAATACCATTTGTTATACCACAATAGTACAATGTATTTATTCCCTGAAATGACTATATCAATTCTGGGAAGATACCTATTGTACATTATGATAACCCAAACACATAATGCAATGAGGAGTAATACATTATATACCATCATATTATATTGGTTTAGGACAACATATTACATACTCAAATCTTGAACAAATTCCTTTCCATTTCCTGTAATCATCACATGAGTTCTTCTTTAATGCTTTTGCATCAATGAAGTTACTTACACAAAGCATATCATACTTATTAGATGGGGGATAACTCACCCAAGACTGCCTATCTAAGTCCTGTATAATTGCTCTAATGGTTTCACCTGATGATATAAAGTCATCCACAACTATAAACCTTGTAGTACCAACCTTATCAATCCCTCTTAATGAAGAACAATTAGCACTTGTATCACTGTCCTTCCTGACAATCAGGATATAGGTCTTAGTAGTTGGGTTAATGTTGTGTAACTCATTAAGCATAGCACCTGCAATCATGGCACCTGATGTACCTCTTGCTACAAAAGTAATGCTTGTACCTTCCTCAATATCTTCTTTATATGTATTGAAGATTGCTTTTGCACTCTGTTGTATATAACTATGCTCCCAATGAACACCAAATGGGTATACTACATCAATGAAATGGTCGAGGTGTATAAATTTAGGAACATATCCCATAGTCTCTTAGTTTTATCCCACTTAGTCAGTAGGTTGTAAAAAAAAAAGAAGGACAAGAGTGTTATTAGTACCCCTGCCCTTACTATGAGAATATTCCCACTTAGTCCTCAAACACCTGATAGGTATATGATATACCTCCAAGGTATTCTACTGTTCTCTGCAAATGAGCTTCAAGTCTTTCCTTTTCACTCATTGCAGCCCACTTGCCAGGCTTAGACCATGAAGGACAAGAATCCTTGTCAATCATATACTCATAAGCCTCCTTGCTCATGTTCAGGGACTGTGTAGCTGGTTTACACTTTCTTGTATGGAAAGTGATAATCTCTGGACTGGTGCCATTTATGTTAGCCACTCTCATAGAGTGCTTCTCCATCTTGTCCCAATCCTCTACTTTTACCTCAATGGTTTTCTTGTAGATTTTACCAGCTTTGGTCTTCTTCTCAATCACTTTGCGAGTTGTTTTAAGGCACTCCTCCTTACTAAGCATAGTACTTCCTGGAAGTTCAATACTTAGATTCAACTTAATATCAATCATAATCCTATTAAAAATAAATTAATCACAAATAAATACTCAATGTTTTAGTTACTCATGTAAATGTTTTAAGTAATCCTTATCTAAGTCAGGATGTTTGTGTATCAAGAATTTGCAACTTATACACACTATCAGGTGAGCTACACCTTCTGCTGCTATAATTCCTATTACAATATCCTGCCACTTAGGAAGTGAATCCCAGCTTGTCAGGAAGAGTATAAGAATGAGCATGGTTATCCAAAAGGTACTACAATAGATGCAGAATCCTAATGGATATGCTATAAAATGTAAGAACCTATTACCACTTTTAACCATAGGTACAAACACTTTACTGTACAAAGGATGGAATATCATATCCTCAACCTTCAGGCAATTCCTATAGAATATGCCCAATAGTCCACCTATTACTCCCAATAGCATGAACTCAAACATTAATACGTAAAACATACTTTTTTTTAATTAATACTAAGATTATTTTGTGGAGCATAGGGGAATCGAACCCCTGTCTTACTAATCTTTAATAAAAGAATTACACATGCTTACTACTTTTTAATGTGGTTAGTTACCCACTGGGCTAACTGGATTTACAGCATTTCCACCACCTTATTTTATTGTCCATAAACAAGGAAAAAGTTGAGTTACCTTCTGCGAGACCACAGCCTATTAATGCTCTTAAAGTCGGACCCTCAGCCTTAGTCTTCATTCAGGCTTTGCACCTTTCTGTTTCCAAGTAAGTGCTACTCAGCCTATTTAGGCAGCAACTCTATAAGAAGTATTGCCAGTTATTATTTTGATGTCTTTCCATCAGTCTTTGCATGTTCTCTTACCAAATAATCAGCAATCAAAACCAAAATGCCCCATTGTGCAAATGATGGGAGTTGCTGATTATTAACCAAGTTATACTTAATTAATCTCCCATCATTGTAACTTTATCCTACACTCCTTTCAGGATTAGGTATAATCTCCCATCCATCATCCCATTCAGGACCTTGTCTCCATCTCCAGAACTCTTCTGGGTCACACATCACACTATCTTCTAAGCATAACATGCCATTAGTGCATCGAGTTACCCACTCTTCTTTACTGAAGTGTCTATGCCTTACTCTGTGAGTCTGCATAGCTTTAATTGCTTCCTCTTTTGTCATTTCTTTTCAAGCTTTACAGTTATAATTATTTTTTATGAATTTTCCAATTGCTTTGCTTCTTTTCTAAGAACAAAGTGCAAGCTAAAACAAGAAACAGTAGCTTACCTACAAGCACCACATTTTCAGTCATTTTGCCATTGCATGGTCAGGAAATAGTAGTTAAATAGACATTGTGTCTCCAGTGAGACTCGAACTCACAACCTACAGATTAGAAATCTGTTGCTCTATCCAATTGAGCTATGGAGACATCATAAAAGGTCAGATATTCTCACGAACCTCTGACCTGTAGCAATATTGCTATTGCCCGAACTAAAATCCTTTACCTAAAAACAATCAAATTACCTTTACAAATAACACCTTAGTACTCCCTATTGGGCTTGAACCAATGACCTATGATTTAGGAAACCATTGCTCTATCCAACTGAGCTAAGAGAGCACGTACTTCTACCATAAACAGTAGAAGTAAATTCGTTTCTTCATGCCTACATCTTTTTCCAATATTTACCAATTAAATAACCGATAACTCCACCCATGATAGCTATAAATAGAACAGCTAGGGTAAGTATAATATAAAATCCAAACATAACTATTCCTCCACTTTTACACCAAACGGAGCACCATCATCAAATGTACATGACTCCATTCTGTATTTAAAATCACAACAAAAATTTGAATCTGGACTTGAACTAATTGAATTAATTCCATCAGAGATAGAAGAGATTTGAATCCGATGTCCATCTTTTTTATCCTTCAAGATTGAAAACGGCTTATGTTTACACATTTCAGTCCAGCACTCTATAGCATCCTTGAAAGGACGGTACTCGGATCCAGGTTCTAGATTTGGCTTAATGCGATACTCTTTATTGCCATTAAACTCTATAACCTTTATTTCTGCCCATTCATTCGGAATGTTCTCATCTTCTATGGCACTTGGTTTGGTTCTACACTCAATTACCCTTCCTTCAGCATAAGCTTGCAGGATAGGATAAAATTCTTTAGCTTGATTTCTGTTCATATTAATTATATTTTTCTCCAACCATTCTTTTCTAAAATTTTTGAAGTAAGAGGAATTGGCTTAATATTCTTGTAATTTATAAGAGCTAAATTAAGTGCAGATAAAGACCTAATATTCCAATAACCTTCATCATCTTTTTGATAGACCAAGTCTCCTGGAATGTATCTTAATTTACCTATATATTTTACTTCTTATTATCCATCATAAGAGCCATATCATTTTCAACTTCTGTTTCATACGCTTTACTCCTCAACTTCTTTAAAGATTATATTAACAATTTAAGAGAAGCCTCTCATAGGGAACTTATGGTTTACTTCTCAATAGTTATTCAAGCATCTTGCAGGTTGCATGTTCCCTTACCTACAATTAACATGTACCAAGTTAAATGCTTGGGCTTTTCTAACTATACCAAATTTCTGGAATTTCCATATATTTATTCATCTTCATCAAGTTTTAATATGTTATAGAATGTGACTTTCTTGAACTCCTCCTCTGAGATTAGCTTATAGCAACAGAATATCATTACTACAACAGCTATAAAGGTCTGAAAGAAATATCCATTGTCATAGATACTATCTACTCCTGCTACAAAGAGTATAGTCACAAAGGCTGTTGTCCATAACAATATGCCTTTGATTATAAACTTAAATTTGTTCATTTTGTTTAATTGCTTGTTAAGTTGAAAATAATTCAAGCACATCTTCTGTACTAAATTCTACCTTATTCTTATAGTCTATGTTAGACTTACTCATAGATTCACTGCCTTGATTATTCATAATGTTGCTATGAGCTAAGGTATTATTATGCACAGAGATGCACTTTATATATTCATCAATGACCAATCCCACACTCTTGTCAAGAAGAGCATGAGATTGGGCAAAGATATATAACTCTCTAATTGTCACTGTATATTTATTTAAGATTTGTTACAGTAATCAAATATAATATAGAGGATTATGGCATGGAATACCAAAGCCATCATAAATAGGATTATTTCCATATTATAGTCATCTCCTTTTCAAATCTTGCTACCTCACCTGGAGTAATAGCTATCAAGTTACCAAATACCTTAATATATGCCTGTCTCTTGATAACTATTTCTTCCTTTATTGCCATTTCCATGAATACTTCATGATTTCTCTTTAACATACCCATGTGTAATTTCTTTGATTGCTTGTAATTCTTTGAACTACATATTGCATTAGGATTTACTCTATATCTTGCCATAACTTAGTCCATTAAGTCCCATAAATAAGATTCATACTCACATGCAATTTCCTCATAAGTTAGTTTGGCTTCCTCTAAATATTCTGAGAGAAAATTACTTACTTGTTGGAAATTGTTAATATCACCATTGAATGTGACATTAAGCCACTTTTCACAAAAATGAAGAGCAGCTTTCTGTTTATCTGTAGTCATATTTAGTCATCATAAGGTATGACAAGAGTAAATACAAATACATCCAAGTTCTCATCATAGGTGAATTTATAGTATGGATGAAGAGCATTAATCATAGATGGGTGCTGTGTATTCTTTATATGATATTCACCCGCAGACCATAAATATCCTTGCTTATATCCTAACTCTTCTTCCATGATAGATACAATGGCTTTTCTTGATTTGCCATAGTTCTCTTCCTCTGTCTTGATATGATACACTTTGTGTTGTGTGTAATCATTGTTTGACAGTTCTGGCTGATACTCTATCTGATAAAGTATGCCATTATAAAATGCTTGTTTGCTCATTTGATTGTTTGTTTATAAGTTGATAAAAGGGAAGTATGATAGACTCAAACTATCATTATAACTGCAATTGAGTTATGTACTGCCCTTGTACTAATACTTCCTAATCCCTAAATCATATAATATTAGTTGCTGTCTTTAATATGCCTTAATTCTTTCCAATATATTTAGCTTCAGAACCTTCTTACTCTCTGTGCAGTTTTTATGTTGATTCCTGTTCTTCCTATCATCACTAAGTCTCTTGAGTAATTAATATTACTCTCACCACAGTCCTGTAGTAGTGTACTTTCCTTTACATTTGCACCCAATTTCAGTAGCACTTTCAATATTATTGGTACTCAATTGAAGACATTTAACAACAATTAATATGTGTTTGTTCGATTGTTTGCTTGTTAGATTGTGAATAGGATATAATTGGATAACAGGAAAAATAGTCATACATTACTGGATTTCCATATAAATCCATACCATGTAAATCACACTGTATCAATGGTCTGCTTAGTTTAGTAGCCATTCTACTATTCCTTGTACCATAATTACAATTCTCTTTATGAGTAATGTATTCCAAATTCTCTACTCTATTATCCAACTTGTCCTCATTAATATGATTAATCTCTTTACCCATCTGGTCAGGAAGGAAATAAGATGCTACTAACTGATGAACAGTAAATCTCTTAGACCTACCATTCTTATACAGAAATACTTGCAGATAACCAAATGTATTTGGCACACCTTTTAATATTCTGCCAGTTCTATTATTCCTTATTCTACCAAGAGATGATACAGAATAATCATAGCCATTTATTAATTTCCATTCTTCCATGTGATTAAAGATATTAACTATTAATGCTCAAAGAATAAAAAGAGAACAAAGAGTGTACTCCACTCTCTATTCTCTAATTACTCTAATCTAATCTCTCAAACTATTGGACAAGCTACATTCCACTCTAAACACTATTACAACTAAATGAGAATTGTATTAATGCTTAGAGGAAATGAAAAGGCAAACAGGCATTTCTGCCTGTTGCCCTCCTGCTTAGAAGCTTGCCAATACAGGTGCTCCTCCCTGACCTTCCTCATGCAGAAGCCAGAATGAGCTACCATCAGAGCCAGTGACATTGCTCAACATAGGATGTGATGGAATGCCTTTGACTGCAACTGCACCTGTCTTTGCACCATAGGTGAAGAAGAGCTTACCTGTCTTAGGATTCTTCTTCACATCAATGCGTAATACATTCATTTGTGCCTTGAACTGCTCTACTGTCAGAGTGTCATTGAAAACCAGATTCTTTTCCATAATGTAAAAAGTTAATTTGTTAATAATGTTAATTTTAGCTTACGGGGGTAGGACCCCCTTGGGCTAAGTGATGGGGAGGGTGTGGTTGGTGTAAGTACCACTCCTATAAATACCAAAAAAAAAAATTCAAAAAAAAAATTAGAGAGGTAGATGGGGGGTCAAAATCACCCCTATACTAATTGGAAAGGTGTGGAAAAAGCAGTAAAAAAAAAATAGAAAATTATTTTTCCTATAAATTTTTCATTTATATATTTGCATATATCAAAACTTTTGCTTACCTTTGCATCCCAGTAGAGGTTAATGGTGGATTAACCTCTCACCCATGAGGTTAAAAAGTAATGGGTTAGAAGTTGGGTTAGTACTCTCACACTTACATAGAGAGGAGGTTGTCCCCAATACTACTAAAATTGCTACTATATAAGTTAGATTGCATGAGCATATCCACCTGAGAAAAGGCACAGGGAATCATGCTATAGGGGTATAATCAAGAACTGGTCTAATGAAGTTAGTAGTTAAAAGGAGATTAGAAATAACTCTTATGAAGCCATAACAAAGCTTCAGGGATATTACTATATACAAGAATGAAGAAGATAAGTAATTACATTAAGGATTCTATTAAATGGTTATGGCAGTTTCCACAGAATATGCTTGCTCTATGTATAGAGGGTATATTGTGCCAAGCTGCATATAGAGAAGGTAAGGTAGATGGTAATACTATTATAGTGAATATTACTCTACCTTCAGCTATGTCATTAGGAGATTACCTCTTTGTGAATCCTATGTCATCACAAGAGTCTATCCAACATGAATGTGGTCACAGTAAGCAATCTGATATATTAGGTCCACTATATTTGATAGTGATAGGAGTCCCATCATTACTACATAACATAGTGCATTATCTATGTAGCAAGATAGGAATTAAATGGAACTACTACAGTTTTTATACTGAATCTTGGGCTAACAAGTTAGTAGGAATTACTTAAAGAATATAGATTAGACCTAAAGCCAAAGCCTAACTTTACTCCTTCATGACAAGAAAATGATGCTTGAATTAAAAATAATTGGGAAAAAGTTTGGTGGTTTCAAATATTTTGCTTATCTTTGCAGAGCAATTGAGAAAGAGAGATTGGTTTTAGGAAATTTCCATTATTAGGAATGTTACTTTAACCAGTTGTTTAGAGTAACATTCCTTTTTTATTGCCCCATAGTATAGTTGGTTATTACACGGGATTTTGGCTCCTGTAACATAAGTTCGAGTCTTATTGGGGTAACAATAGTAAAGGTAAATGCCCTCTTAGTATAATGGATAATGCAAGGGTCTTCTAAGCCTTTAATGGGGGTTCGATTCCCTCAGGGGGTACTAAATGTTGGGTTAGACGAAGTGGTTAAGTCACCACACTTTCAATGTGGAGATTATGGGTTCGAGTCCCATACCCAATACAATATAGAGCTATCTACTAATGGTTAGGTAACTGCCCTCTCAAGGCAGAAATTTGGGTTCAATTCCCAATAGCTCTACAACTTAGGGTGTGTAGCATAGTGGTTAATGTGCCTGACTGTCAATCAGGAGATTGGAGTTCAATTCTCCCACATCCTGCTAATCCACTTTTAATCTACTGAAGTCCTATCCTACAGAGGTAGGTAGGCAATGGAGAGGTAACTCAGTGGGACTGGGACTTGTCTTGAAAACAATGGGAGCAGTAAAATGCTTGGGGGTCGGGACCTCATCTCTCCGCAATAATAGGTGTTCTTTGACATATTGGTGAAGGAAAGTATGGAGAGTAAACTATCAAGGTGATAGTCCTATCTGCTAAATAGTGAGTACCCTAATAAGGTATTTGTTTCGAGTACAATGCTCTCCGCAATATATAGTAGTAGCCTAATTGGTGGGGCACTGCATTTGGGATGCAGAGGATGCAGGTTCGAGTCCTGTCTACTATACTAATGGGGTTTGTGGTGTAATTGGCTAACACACCTCCCTTGCAAGGAGGAGTTCAGGGTTCAAGTCCCTCATTCTCCACACTATGTTTTCATGTTTTCATAATGTTGAGCTTTTGCTTGAACCCTCTTTTGGGCAGTTAGAGGTTAAAGAAACTGCCCTATCAATGCTCCTTAGTTCAGTGGTTTAGAACAGCTCTCTTACAAAGAGAAGGTCATTAGTTCGATTCTAATAGGAGCAACATAATGGGGATGGAGCTTATATGGTACAAGCTACTGACTGTTAATCAGAAGAGAGTAGGTTCGAGTCCTATCTTCCCCGCAAAAACTTTTGCAAGGAGTTTAGTCAAGTAGCTTGCAATACTTGATGCCATCATTTCTGAAAGTTCTCTGAGTGCAATAAGGAGAAGTAATCAATGATTTGATGTTTTAGCAGGTTAGAGAAGTAGTTATCTCACTCCACGTATGATGGAGGAATCAGTGGTGCAAATCCACTACCTGCAACTAAGTAATTGGGAAGTAGCTCAATTGGTAGAGCACTGGTCTCCAAAACCAGTAGTTGTGGGTTCAATTCCTACCTTCTCAGCACATTGGGATGTATCTCCTCTGTCTGATAAGCAGTTGAAAGAGTAGTTGGTTACAGGTGAGTTCAATTCTCACCATCCCAACATTGGTCAAGAAGAGTAAAAGCTGATGTACTTCAATGGTAGAAGGCTGCTCTCATAAGGCAGTAGTTGAAAGTTCGAGTCTTTCTATCAGCACTGTGTTAGTAGCTCAGTCAGGTAGAGCAGAGGATTGTGGCTCCTTATGGCATGGGTTCAAATCCCATCTAACACCCCAATATACTCACATAGCTCAATTGGTCAGAGCAGGAATCTTATACATTCAAGGTTAGGGGTTCAAGTCCCTTTGTGAGTACTATCTTGGAGTACCTGAGTGGTCTAAGGGCACAGACTGCAAATCTGATGATTCGTGGGTTCAAATCCCACCTCCAAGTCTATGTGTTATGTAGATAAACTTATAAAGAATAATACAGGAGTTTCTTCAAAGAACTTCTTCTTAGTGGCAGTTACCTTAATAGGTTTAATCCTACTATTAGTTCCTGCTGTACTTCTTATAATAGAAGTGTGTTATAACCATACTATACAGACAGACCTTAATGGTCTTGCTGCTTATATAGGTGCTGTTGCTGGAGTATTTGCATCAGCAGGTATTACTAAAGCATGGTCTGAAAAGTATGAAAAGAAATAATGCTCCTATAGCTGAATTGGTTAAAGCAACAGTCTCTTAAACTGTGGACTCAAGGTTCAAGTCCTTGTGGGAGCACAACCTCAACCTTGGCAAATATTCCCCCAAAGCATTGATGGTGGATGCTCTGGACTTTTAATCCTGAGAGTAAGGTTCGACTCCTTATGGGGGAACATAACATATTATTAACTCCAAATTTTTATTGTTATGAAAAAGGTTATTTCATTAATTAAGAGGGGTGTTAAAGCATACTTTAGACAGGCTGCTAAGGCTTATGCTTGGACACCTACAGGAACTATTCCAGTTGGAATATAGTTCCTTTGATGTTGGAGTGGATAATAATTTATGGGAGTACTGCTCAGATGGTGGATGAGCACCAGACTGTAAATCTGGCACATTAGAAACACAATAGGTTCGAGTCCTTTTACTCCCACTTCAATAGAAATCTTTGTCCTTGACTTATGGAAAGTGATGTGGGTAGAGACACAAATAAGTCATTATGGGTACTGGGCAGGTATGGTTACATTGCGGAGGACTGAAAATCCTTAGAACAAAGTTCGATTCTTTGAGTACCCACTATATACTCCTGTGGTGGAATTGGAATACACACTGACCTCAAAAGTCGGGGCTTGAAATAAAGATTAAGAGTTCGACTCTCTTCAGGAGTACTAATGCCCTCTTGGTGGAATTTGGTAGACACATCTGCCTTAGAAGCAGACATGAAGTAATAGTAGTGTAAGAGTTCGAGTCTCTTAGGGGGCACAAAGTTAATAATATATAACAAACAGCAAATAATTAGGAAAATATTTGGTAGTATCAAATATTTTGTTTATCTTTGCACCATCAAAATAAGAGAATATGTTTGAAGAAGATAGCCTATTTACTCCAATGGAATCAAGCAGAAGTACAGAAGTATCTGGTTCTCAGTTCTTTATCAACTTCTTAAATCAGCTTGAAGGTTGGAAGACTAAGTGTAAGAATCTGCATTGGGCAGCACCTAAGAAGAATATCCATGTATATCTTGATGAGTTTCTTGATATATTGTCAGATTATCAGGATGGGCTTGCAGAAGGATACATGGGAATACTTGGCAAGATGCAACCTAATGTAATCAAAGGAACTTCAAGTGATGCACTGAATGCTTTTGACTTTATAAGTGAAGTTAAGTCTGCTACTATTGCATTCTATGATAAGATTCCTCAAGAGACCATATATAAAGGTATAACATCTGAATGTGAGACCTTTATTCAGAATATCAATAAGTATGACTACTTATTCCACTTATGTGATATAAGACCTTATTGACAAGAGATGCTCTCATGGTGGAATGGTAGACACAACAGACTTAAAATCTGTCAATCAGCAATGGTTGTCTGGGTTCAACTCCCAGTGGGAGTACCATTTGCCTCCTTAGTGTTAATGGTTTAGCAAGCCTGTCTTGTAAACAGGAAGAGAGGGTTCAAATCCTTCAGGAGGCTCTATAATGTAGGTATGGTGTTAGTGGTTAGCACATGACATTGCCAATGTCAAGGGGTCAGTTCAAGTCTGATTATCTACTCAAATGCAGGTATAGTATAAAGGTTAGTATGTAACACTTCCAATGTTAATGTGTGGGTTCGATTCCCACTATCTGCTCAAATATACATCGTGGGGTGATAGCAATGGTAGCTAACAAGGCTCATAACCTTGAGGTTGAGAGTTCGAGTCTCTCCCCCGCAACTAATTTAGGTAATATGGAAGAGATAGAAAAGGCAAGGATGACAAGAACCAAAAAGACCAATGGTTCAGAGGTTCATCAAGTTATGACTGCATTAACTGATACTACAATTAGAGGTATTGTAAGGTCAGCCAATGAGAATGGAATTAAGAGAGAGGATATAGTTTCTCTACTTAAAGAGAATAGTCAGTTTGTATTAATTTACTTTAAATAAAACATTATGGAAATGGAAGAGCAGAAGACAATAGAAAGACCCTTGATGAGTGAAGAGGAGTTCAAGGATTACATAAAGAAGAATAGAGTAGATATTGTAGGAGATTTCTATGAAAGAGGTATTCTTCACCTGAGAACCTATGAAGCAGTAAGCAGGTTTAAGTCTGTAGGGAGAGCAATCAGAAGAAGTCATATATCTCTTGATGGATTTATTTATCCTAAGAGACCTTTTAACAATGCTAAGCATGGTAAGAATAGTCTGAATGACAGAAAGAAGATGATTTATGAGCAACTTAAACACAGAAAATCAGCCTAATGATTACAATGAAGTGCCAGTATTATACTGCAAGCATTGTCTATCATTGAATATTAGGAACATTCCAGGAATGGAGGATTCAGATTACTGTGATGAGTGTGGCTCCACTGATATAGGAGAATGTTCAATAGAGGAATGGGAGACCCTCTACAAGAATAGATATGGACACAAATACCTTGAAGAGTATTAACAATTTAATTATAAAGTAAAATGGAAGAGCAAAAGGGAAAGGTTGTAGAGATGCAGCCAACAACAAAGGAAACAGAGAGACCTGAGAAGATGTCTTATGAGCAGTTAGAGAACATAGCTCATCAGCTTAGTGAGCAGGCTAAGCAGTTGTATATGAAGTTACAGGCTGCTAATATGGGTAATATGTTCAAGAGACTTGACTACTTGTTTAAGGTAGTAGAGAATGGACATATGTTCAAGCAGGACTTCCTTGAAAAGTGTATTGCTGAGATTGAGGAAATTATGACAGTTCCTGAAGAGACTGAGGAAGATAACAAGGAAGAGGAAACACCAGATATTAAAACTGAAGAGTAAATGCCATATAAGGATGCTCTCAAAAATAAAGAATGTAAAAGACAATGGTACTTAGATAATAGAGATAGAGTTCTGAAAGAGGCAAAAATCTCATATCAGAATAATGCTGTATTGAAGAGGAAACAGTCCAAGGAGTACAGGAAGAATAATATCCTGAAAATCAAGGATAGGTATGAGAAAAAGAAATTGGAAGATATAGAGCAGGTATTAACAAGAAGAGATAAGAACAAGGAGGAAGCTATACTCTCAAAAGGAGGAAAATGTGAAATATGTGGATTTGAATACAATGGAAAGAATGCAGCTTGTTTTGATTTTCATCATATAAATCCAAATGAGAAAATATATAACCCTTCTACTGCTCTAAGACTCTCAAAGGAAAAGAGAGATATGGAACTCTCCAAATGTCTGCTAATTTGTGCTAATTGTCATAGATTAATACATGCTAAGAGAAATGACAAATAAGAAGCCAAATAACATAGTTAGGGTACCTTGTTCTCTTTCAAAAGGATTTTTTAGGTACTGGTTCATGTTCTTAGAGCCTTTTCATAAGCTAACTGATAGAGAGATTGATGTAATTACATCCTTTGTTAAGCAGAGATATGAACTCAGCAAAGTTATCAAGGACAATGAGATACTTGATAAGGTTACAATGAGTGAAGATACAAAGAAGAAAGTAAGGGAAGAGTGTAATATCACTCTCCCACACTTTCAAGTAATTATGGGCAAGCTAAGGAAGAATAAGGTTATCATTGATGGCAAGATTAATCCAAGGTTTATTCCTAACATTGATGAGGAAACTGGCACTTTCCAACTATTGTTACTTTTTGAATTGAAATGAATTATCCTGATATAATTGGTAAGGTTTCTGAAGAGTTGAATTTACCTAAAGAAGTGGTAGATAAAACATATAAGGCATTTTGGTTATTCATTAACCAATCCATACAGTCCTTGCCATTAAAGGAGAATCTTAATGAAGAGGATTTTGCTAAGTTAAGAACAAATTTCAACATTCCATCACTGGGTAAATTAACTTGCACTTATGATAGGATGTTAGGTATGAAAAAGAGACTCAAGTTTATAAAACAGATAAGGGAGAAGAAATGAAGAAATTGTTTATTAGTCAGCCCATGAAGGGCAAGACAAATGAAGAAATAGAAGCAGAAAGAGCCAAAGCAGTGGAAGAGGCTAAGGCAGTACTCAATGATGATGTGGAAGTGATTGATAGCTTCTTCAAAGATGCACCAGTAGATGCAAGACCTCTATGGTTCTTGGGTAAATCAATTGAGCTATTATCTGTGGCAGATGCTGCATATTTTGCTAAGGACTGGGACAAATATAGAGGTTGTAAGATTGAGCACTCTTGTGCTGTAGAATATGGTATAAAAGTCATTGAGTATGTTGAAGGTTAAGAAGATAAAGCCAATGTTCACTGCACTTATCACTACAATGGATAAGTATGAGCATGATATGATGGTAGGAGCTGGTCTTATTGATGTGACTAAGAGAGAAGGCAGCTTGAAGGAATATCAGAGGGTACTTGCAGTGGGTAGCTCTGTTAGAGACATTAAAGTTGGTGACTTGGTATGGGTTAATCCTACAAGATTTGGTGTAAAGAAGCACAAAGAAGATTCTCTAAAGGATGGAGTAATCACTGATAACCCTATCATAACTTACAACTTTGATGTTGTTGAGATGGATGGAAAACAGTGCCTATTACTACAGGATAGGGATATTGACTTCATTATTGAAGAGTATGAGGAAGTTCCTGACCCAACTCCTTCACCAATCATTCAACCAGAGAAGAAGAGACTAATTGTATAATTCAAAAGAGTGTATCAGGAAAACTAATCTTGATACACTCTTTTTTTTTTCTTAGATTATGATAAAATTGTTCAAATATGAAGGTTACAAAGTAGTAATATCTGAGGAAGCCTTTGCTCTTAAACCTTTCAGACAAATATGGCAAAGAGATAAGACTGTTAATAAAGATAAGGCTATAATGGAACTTGGCTTTATATACTTCTTTTGTGACCCAAGAAGTGACTATCAGTACCTTGTAGATGACAAGGAAAGAATGGAAGCTATTAAAGAGGGAGAGGGATTACCTCCTAAATGGGAACCAGATAGAATAGTAACAGAGGCAATGGAATTTTATAAGTCCTTTAAGCCAATCTCAGCTTTACTCCTTGAAGATACGAGGTTTATGGTTGATAAGTATAGGAAAAGATTAAAAGCCCAAGAGTTTGATGAACTTGAAATTAAGGACTTGAAAGAAGCAGGTGCCCTCATTAAGCAAATACCTTCTCTTGTGAAAGACCTCAATGAGGCTGAAAAGGCACTTAACTCTGAAATGAGAGAGTCAGGCAGAATGAGAGGACAGGGAGAAAAGACTATATTTGAGGATGACTTAGCACTATAATTATGAAAGCAGAAGATATAATAGAAGGTCTCAATAAACATATTGAGATAAGGAGAGGTGAAAGGGGAATTGAGAATGTAGGACATATTGTATTACAGAGGGAAATAATACCTCATTCCTCATTTAAGGTCTATAAGATTTATAAGTACACTCTTTGGTTTACTAAGAGAGGCAAGTCTTATGAAGTAATGAAGATACAACATATTGCCAGGGTTCCTGGTGGTCAAGAAGAGAGTATATTGGGGAAGATGGATATTATGTTGAGTACATCAATATTCAATTGGATTGGCTCTAATTTTTATGAAGCAGTTATAAAGGGAGAATATAATGGAGTTTCAGAAGATACCAATGAATGAATGTGGAATTTACATGATTACCTCTCCGTCTGGTAAATCCTATATAGGAAGAAGCCTGAATTTGAAAGAAAGACTTAATAAATATAAGAATTTACTATGCTCAGAACAGCAGGGAATATACCATGCCATACTAAAATACGGATGGGAAAATATGATGGTAACTATCTTGTATAGTGAAGATAGGAATGTTTCCACTAATGATTTGCTTAATAAACTTGAAATAGAATTTATAAGTAAATACAACACTCTAACACCAAATGGATATAATTTAAAGAGTGGAGGAAATCAGCCTACTTTATCAGATATTACTAAACAAAGAATGTCTGAGTCTGCAAAAGGAAGATTACTATCTGAGGAGCATAAAAGGAAGCTATCTATTGCTCAAAATAAAGACTGGGTGAAAGAAAAGAAATCTTTAACACATAGGAGAAGAGTTGTACAATTATCAATCAATGGGGAAGTTATAAAAGAATGGTACTCTATTACAGAAGTAAGTAAAACTTTAGGAGTCAATGCTTCTGGAATTAGCCATGCTTGTAAAAATGGAGGAAAATCACATGGATATAGGTGGAAATACATTTCCTAAGATGAATAGGTTTCAGACTGAGCTGACTGAGGAATTGGTTAATAGCCTTCCTCAGGAGGTTCAGGACCAGTTATTTGATATTATAAATAATGTAGAGTTTGTCAAGAGATTAATAAGTCCTACAAGAGAACATGCCAAGGATAGACCAAGAGATGATAGAGGTAGAATCATTGTGGACTTGGCTAATCCTCATATATTGGAGGATATGGACTATTTCAGACCATCTGCTATACATTATGAGAAGTATGGTACATTTACTAACCTCAGACCTAATGCCAATCCTAATAGTGAGTATGGTAAATGGGTAAGAGAGGAAAGGAGAAGAATCTGGGATGGTTATGTGAGGGAAAGTGATGGAGAATGGGTTACAGGCTATATGTATTGGTTCCTTAACTATTCTCCTATGATGCTCTCTAAGATTAGAGAGTATAAAGATAAGAATGGTAAAAAGAGAAAGTCTAAAAGAGCTGATAGAATAGAAGCACTTCCTGAATGTTGGGAAGGAATCTATTGGAGATTCCATTGCTTAGACCAAGCATCAAATGGTGGCTTGTACAATAACTTTGAAGGAGGTCAGCACATGGCTGAGCTTGCTTCCAGAGGTAAAGGTAAGTCATATAGTCTTGCATCCATACTTAACCACATCTTTGTAGTAGGTGAAAATGAAGAAGCACATGAAAAGGTAAAGGGTATAGTAACTGCCTATCAGAAGGAGTACCTTACTAAGGATGGTGTTCTTAATAAGTTTGTAGATATGGCTAATTTCTGTGCAACCAATACCCAGTTCCCAAGAAAGAGATTAAAGAACTCTTTGCAGGAAATGACTTGGATAATGGGATATAAGGATGTAGACCTTGATATTGAAAGAGGTACTCAAAATACAGTACTTGGAGTATCATCTAAGGATGATGAATCTAAGTTGAGAGGTAAGAGAGCTGCTAAGATTCTTATTGAGGAGTTTGGTACATTCCCAAGACTTGTAGACTTGTATAATGTATTGTTACCTTCAGTACAAGAAGGTGATATTGTCTTTGGTCAAATCTATATGTTAGGTACTGCTGGTGATAATGAGTCAGACTTTGCTGGTGCTCAAGAAATTATGTATAACCCAAAAGGTTATAATATGTATGCCTTACCTAATGTATTTGATAAGTATAATCAAGGTAAACCTTACTTTGTATTCTTCTTTCCTGGCTATGTAAATAGAAAGGGATGCTATAATGAGAATGGTGTATCTGATGTGATTAAGGCTCTTATTGAGATTCTTATGAATAGGTACAGAGTAAAGTACAATTCTACTGACCCTAATACTATCATTAAGACCATTGCTGAGGTTCCTATTACTCCTGCTGAGGCTATTGTTAAGACAGGTGTAAATATGTTCCCTGTAGCTGACTTAACTGAAAGAGTAGGTCAATTAGATGCCAATCCTACAGAGTATGATGATGTATATGTAGGTGATTTGGTATTTAATAAAGATGGTCAAGTGGAGTACAAACCTACCTCTGCCATGCCTATTAGGGACTTTCCTCATAAGGATAATAAGATAGAGGGTGCTATTGAGATATACCAAATGCCTGAGATTGATAAGAATACAGGTAAGCCATATAATGACAGGTATATATTAGGTGCTGACCCTTATGATGATGATGAGTCAAATACTATGTCTTTAGGTTCTATATTTGTATTAGACCTATGGACAGATAGGATAGTGGCTGAATACACTGGAAGACCATCTTTTGCTGATGATTACTATGAGATTTGTAGAAAACTTTGTCTATTCTACAATGGTAGGTTGAATTATGAGTATAATAAGAAAGGTTTATTCTCTCACTTCTCGACAAGAAATAGTCTTTATCTTCTTACAGATGTTCTTGATTTCTTAAAGGAAAAGCAGATGATGAAGGATGGCTATGGTAACAAGTCAAAAGGTACTAATGCCTCTCCTGCCATTAATGCTTATGCAAGGAGTAGATTGAGAAGCTGGCTATTGGCTCCAGTTCCTATTATGCAGACTATTGATGGAGAAGAGAAAGAGGTAATGGTTCCAAGGTTATTTACTGTAAGGAACAGGGCACTGCTAAAAGAGCTTATTAATTACAACTCTGAAGGTAACTTCGATAGAATATCTGCTATGGGCATGTTAATGCTTTTAAGAGAGGATAGGATGATAAGATACCAAGGAGATGTTAGTAAGGAGAAGCAAGAGAGAGCTAATAATAGTTATGATGGTAATGACCCATTCTTCAAGAGAAACTATGACTTTAGGTTCAGGCAGTAAATTTAGTAAAAATGAAGGCTAATGATTAATAAATTACTTATATACTTGCATAGGTCAAGGATTTTACTTACCTTTGCACAGTAATTAAATTGAAGTATGGAGGAGAGTGATTATACAGTATATCTGCATATAAATTCTAAGAATGGAAAAGTATATGTAGGTATTACAAATCAAAATGTGTATAAAAGATGGAAAAATGGGCATGGGTATGTTAAATGCAAGAAATTTTACAATGCCATATTGAAATATGGCTGGGATAATTTTGAGCACATAATACTCTGTAAGACTAATAAAGATAAAGCTCTATTATTGGAGAAAACTCTAATCAGACACTATAAGAATAAGAATATAAGTTATAATATAACTGATGGTGGGGAAGATAGTATACCAAGTATGCTTGGCAGACATCATACAGAAGAAGCTAAAAAGAAAATAAGTGATGCTGGAAAGAGACCCTGCTCTGAGGAAACTAAAAGAAAAATAGGATTAGCCAATAAAGGTTCTAATAATGGAATGTATGGTAAAACTATTTCGGATTATGCAAGAAGGAGGATAATAGAAAGATTTAGTAAACCTGTACTTCAATTAGATTTAAATAATAATATTATTAATAAGTTTTCTTCTGCATCAGAAGCAGAAAGGTATTTAGGAGGTAAAGGTAGCCATATAGGATGCTGTTGTCTTGGGAAGAGGAAAACTGCTTATGGATATAAATGGAAATATGAGTAATTTTATACAACTTCCTCCACAACAGTTACCTTTTAATAAAAAGAATAAGAAGTGGAGAAAACAGATACTTGATTGGGCTGACTCTAAAACATTCTTCAATTATAGCTTAGTTAGAAAATCTGTAATACATAAGAAAATTAACTATGACTTGCTCAATGGTAAACTCCACATGAGTGACCTTGAGATGATACTGAATCCTGAGAAGCTACAGGCAGGTTTCATACCTGATAGGATTCAACACTATCCTATTATGAATAGTAAGTTGAATGTGCTTAGAGGTGAGGAAAGTAAGAGAGTCTTTGACTTCAAAGTAGTAGTTACTAACCCTAATGCTATTACAGAGATAGAGAATAACAAGAAGCAAGAATTACTACAGAAGCTGCAAGAGTGGGTGTCTAATACTTCTCAGTCAGAGGAGGAGGCTAATCAGGAGCTTGAAAAGATAAATGACTATTACAGTTATGAGTGGCAGGACATGAGGGAAATAAGGGCAAATGCCCTCCTTAACCACTATGTAAAGGAGTTGAATATTCCTCTAATGTTCAACCAAGGCTTCATGGATGCAATGGCAGTTGGTGAAGAGATTTATCAATGTGATATTGTAGGAGGTGAGCCTATTATTGAGAGATTGAATCCACTCAAGGTAAGAATCTTTAAGTCAGGATATAGCAATAAGATTGAGGATGCAGATATGATAATCCTTGAAGATTATTGGAGTCCAGGCAAAGTCATTGATACCTATTATGATGTATTGACAAAGAAAGACATGGAGTACATAGAGAAGATGCCTGACCATGTAGGTCAAGCTGCTACAGACTCTATGGATAACATAGATGAAAGATATGGCTTTGTCAATAACCACATGATAGGAGATGAAATAAGTACAGAGGGATTCTTTTGGGACCCATTAGGAGGATATGATGGAGTTAATAACTCACTTCTTCCTTATGATGTTGCAGGAAACTTGAGAGTACTTAGAGTATATTGGAAGTCAAGGAGAAAGATTAAGAAGGTAAGAAGTTATGACCCTCAAACAGGTGAAGAAGTATTTAACTTCTACCCAGAGACTTATGTAATAGATAAGGATGCTGGAGAAGAGGAACAGGTATTCTACATCAATGAAGCATGGGAAGGAACTAAGATTGGTACTGATATATATGTAAATATGAGACCAAGAGTAGTTCAGTACAATAGGCTAAGTAATCCTTCAAGATGTCACTTTGGAATTGTTGGCTCCATTTACAACCTTAATGACAACAGACCATTCAGTTTAGTAGACATGATGAAGCCATATAACTACTTATATGATGCAATACATGATAGATTGAATAAACTGATAGCAAGAAACTGGGGTTCATTAGTTAGACTTGACTTTGCCAAAAAGCCTAAAGGATGGGATGTAGAGAAGTGGTTATACTATGCAAAGACAATGGGTCTTGCAGTAGAAGACAGCTTCAATGAGGGTAATGTAGGTGCAGCTACAGGTAAACTTGCAGGTGCATTAAATAATGCTTCTACTGGTGTAATTACAGCTTCTGATGGTAATCAGATACAGCAATACATTAATCTTCTTGAATTTATCAAGATGGAAATGGCAGAAGTTGCTGGTATTACTAAGCAAAGAGAAGGTCAGGTAAGTAATAGAGAGACAGTAGGTGGAGTAGAAAGAAGTATGATGCAGTCTTCTCACATTACAGAGTGGCTATTTGTAGTGCATGAGGATGTCAAGAAGAGGGCATTAGAGTGCTTACTTGAAACAGCTAAGATAGCATTGAGAGGCAGAAGCAAGAAGTTCCAATATACCTTGTCTGATAATTCAATGAGAATTATGGAGATAGATGGTGATGAATTTGCAGAAGCTGATTATGGTCTTGTAGTTGATAATAGCAATGGTGTTCAAGAATTAAACTCAAAACTTGATACTTTAGCTCAGGCAGCATTGCAGAACCAGACCCTATCATTCTCAACTATTATGAAGCTATTCAGTTCATCTTCACTTGCTGAGAAGCAAAGACTTGTTGAAAAGGATGAAAGAAGTATCCAAGAGAGACAAGCCCAAGCACAGCAACAGCAGTTGCAAGTACAGCAACAGGAGATAGAACAGAAGGCTCAGATGGAACAGGCTAAGATGCAACAGGAAGATGCTCTTAACCAGAGAGATAATGAAACAAAGATTCTTATTGCACAGATGCAGGCTTATAGCAAGAATAGTGAAGATGATGGCATAATAGAACCTGAATATTCACAAGAGGCTAAAGATAAGCTAATGGAGCAAATAAGAGAATTTGATGAAAGAATAAAACTTGACAGGGAAAGACTTGAGCTTGATAAGACTAAGGCAAGTACTGATGCAAGATTGAAGGAAAAGCAAATAAATAAAACTTCAAATAAAACAACTCAAAAATGAGAAGATTTAGAGATATTATAGAAGATATAAAAGCTCCAAGTGTTCAAGACTTATGGCTTAATGGTGGGAAACTTAAATACTATGGAGAAAAGGGATGGCAAGATATTAAGGGTCAAGATGCTCCTACTGTAAAGTGGAATGATATTGAAGACAAGCCTGAAACCTTCACTCCTTCAGAGCATACTCACACAAAGTCAAACATAATTGACTTCCCTACTTTAGCTACTGTAGCTACAAGTGGTTCATACAATGATTTAAGTAACAAACCTGACATACCCCCTGCATATTCACTGCCTAATGCCTCCACCTCAGCAAGAGGTGGAGTATTAATGGCAACAGCAGTTGCAGATTTAGCTGGTACTGAGGATGCTGCTACAATATGTACTAAGGTTAATGACCTATTATCTGCACTTAGAGCTTCAGGAGCATTACAATCATAAAAAAAGATGAAAGTAGTAAGGAATTTATTGATTAGTAGCATTGAGCCTACAGATACAAATGTGGGATGGTTAAAACCACTTCCAGATGGGAACTTCAAGTTATTTTTTTTTAATAATGGTAGCTGGACTCCTATCTTAATAGACATTACCATAGAGTCTGTGGGTCAGTTAGTATTTCAATATGTGGAAGATGTTCCAGATATAGTAGTATCATAATAGAAAAGAAAATGGGAAAAATAAAGAAGATTTTAGAAAATGAATTAGTAGGTGGTACACAGACTACTGATGTATATCCTGTTACTTCTGTTAAGGCTGTCTATGATGAGAGTAATGAAAGACTTGACAGCATTCTTAATAGGAGGGGAGTAGTAAATATATCTACTAATTATAATGCTGACCATATAGCAGAGGTTCTAACTTTAGAACAAGCTATTGCTAAAGTGCCTTCAAAAGATAGAGTACTTGG